TCATTTTAATCCCTCCAATCCACCAGCGGAATGACCGCCGATAAGTTTACTGCGTTCAATATTTCTGGAACCTTCAGTTAGGACGGTTCCTTTTTGAATAGCTAAAAAGCCAAACTGTTCTCTGACAACATCGATTGCTGTCTGAAGTCTATTTTCTTTTTCAATTTGTTCTACATCATCAAAGAGTGATAGTAGAGTATAGTTTTCATCTACGAAACCACTATACGATACCCCAATTTGTCTCACAGCACCAGAGGTGTATTTCTTTCGGAATAATTCTAGTACATGACCAATCATTGTTTTTGGAAGATTTGCTGGGTCAATTTTTTTCTGGGCATTTATAGATTTTTTCATCTCTATCCTAGAATAGCCAATATGAATGGAGACGACAGTTGCTTTCTTGTGGGCTGAACGCAGTCGATTAGCAACTTGATCAGCCATTTCAGCTAATACGATTTCAATTTCTCTTTGGGTTCTGTAATCTCTAGGAAGTACTTGTGAGTTACCCAATCCTCGTGATTTTGGTTGATAGGGTTCATGGACATTGCTCTCATCAACTCCATTGGCGTGAAACCAAAGTTGAACACCGACTTTACCGAATTCTTTTTTGAGAATATCAGGATTGACATTGGCCAGTTCTTTGATTGAATGAATACCAAGTTTTTGTAAATGAATCTCGGTTTTACTACCAATCCCCCAAAAGTCTGTTAATTTTGGAATGGCCCATACCTTGGTTTCTACATCTTCGTATGACCAGTTAGCTCTCATTGTAGCAGTTTTCTTAGCTTCATTATCTAGAGCTAGTTTAGCTAGAAGTGGATTGGAATTGCTCATTCCAACAGTTGAAATAATACCTGTTTTACGATAAATATCTCTCTGAATCATAGCCGAAACATTATCTAACTTATCTTTCCTTGACATTGACTTATCAGAAATAAAGTAAGAAAGTGAACTAGTAAGGTCAATAAAGCCTTCATCGATTGAATAGGGGAGAATGTCATCTGGAGCAGCATAGTCTTGAAAGATATGCTGAATCTCTAGATTCTTCTCAATATATCTGTCCATTCGAGGAGGAACGATGAGTGTACGCTTTGCCCAGTGCTCAATAAACGATTTATACTTTGGTGTTACCTCAATTCCCTGTTTCCATACATTTTGATAGCTGAATTTTCGAGTGTTTATGTCAAATGGCAAGTCGTAGGAACGACCTACATTTGCTTTTCCGAAGACTTTCTTAAACATAGGAGAGGAAGCGAGTATCAATCCTGCTGAGTTGTCTGCACGGCTCATGACACACAGTGATGTGTAGAGCGGATGCAAACCTCTATCCACACATTCTACAGAAGCGTAGAAGGACTTCATATCGAGGAAGGCTATGTCACTTTGAGGTTCAATAGAATAGTCGATATAACCCATAGGATTATCTCCTTTTGAGTTTTTCTAGCTCTTCGATAAGCTCACCGATGTAGTCTGTGATGTCGTATTCAAATTTGTCAGGGGTGAAGATAATACGTTCGTTTTTGATGTAAATCATTTCTTTAACGTTCATTGGTATTCTGATCCTCCTCGGTCATAGCAATTAAAATAGAATTTTCAATCAAAAATGCGTAGGGATAGATTTTTACGTCATCATTTCGAGGAATAAGAATTTCATCGAATCCTTCATTTTCTAGTCGCTCTTCAAAGTTATCCATATTGAATATTTCAACTTTACAATCAGGATTGAAACCGTATGTTCCAATTTCTAAAATATCTTTTAATTTCATGACTATACTCCCTCGACAGGCATAAAGTGACCTACAACTAGACCAACAATTCTAGGTTCATCCTCGTAAGGGATGAACTTCTCTGGATAGTCCTTATTCAAGGATACCATTCTAAATCCATCCTCATCACGGTAGAGTTTTTTGATATAGACTGAGTCATTCCATGATAATGCATAGACTGCACCATCATAGTCGAAACCGTTTGAACGAATTAGTGCGACTTCTCCACTCTTATATACAGGCTCCATAGAGTCTCCCTCAATCCAAGCAGCAATGTCGTAACCGTATTGTTCCTCATCAGAGTAGACTGTTTCAGTTTCAAACTCGTCAAAGAATCCTTCTCCCAGACCAGCTGAGAGTTGGATATCTGATAGCACTTGGACTGAGAAGAGTGGAGTGACGTTTGAAGTTTGTTGTGAAAGAAGAAGTTCCTCAACATAGTCCTCTGCCTTTAGCTGGTTATCGGGAGATAACTGAAGATAGTTATTAACGATATAGTATTCAGATTCAAAATAAGTGACAGGGACATCAAGGATTTTTGCTAGAGCAGTGAGGTGTTTTTGATTAGGTACAGTTTTACCACTTTCCCAATGGTTATACGCGACACGACTTATCGCCAACTCTATTGCAATATTGTTTTGAGAAAGACCAAATTCTTCTCTTTTTGCTTTTAAACGAGATTTTGAAAACATAAGTCCACACCTCTTTGTTAATTTATAAATTAACAAAATTATATCAAAAAGTAAGATAATTTCAACTAGAAAGGTAGAAATGATGTTGGATTTATAAAACTTGAAAAAACAATGTTTTTATGATACTATAATTAAACAAAAAATATTAAAGAAGGTGACATTATGCATGGTGGTCCGAGAAAAGGAGCAGGAAGAAAGTCGATTTCTAATAAGAGAAAAGCTTATACTATATATCTAAGCGATGAGGATTCTGAAAGGATTGAGAGTTTACCGTTGCCAAACAGTTCAACTTTTTCTCAAAAATGTAGAGAATTAATTGGTATAGGTATTAAAGAAGTAGAACAAAAGTTTGTCAGAAATAAAGGAGAAGTAACCTTCATTGATTTATTTAGTGGTCTTGGAGGTATCAGAATTGGCTTTGAGCAAGCATTGCAGGAAAATGGATTGATTGGAAAATGTGTGTTTTCTAGTGACATCAAGCCTGCTGCGATAAAGGCATATACTAATAATTTCGGTCATAATCCTGAATGTGATATAACTAAGTTAAATCCATCAAGCTTACCGAATTTTGATTTTCTATTAGCTGGCTTCCCATGTCAAGCATTTTCACAAGCAGGACTAGGTCTAGGTTTTCAAGATACGAGGGGAACATTATTTTTTGACATAGCAAAAATACTATTAGAGAAAAAACCCTTAGGATTTGTTTTGGAAAATGTGGAAGGCTTAGTGAATCACGATAAAGGTAATACTTTTAAAGTTATCACTCGGACTTTGGCAGATTTGGGCTACTCAATAAGTTACAGTGTTTTAAATGGTAAGGACTTTGGTTTAGCTCAATCTAGGAAAAGAATTTACATAATTGGGTTTAAATCTGATACTATTGAATTGTTGGAAGATTTCGAATATTCTCATTCGGTACTGCAGGATGTTATTGACTTCAATACTCCACCAATTGATAGTGAGTTTTCCAAAAAATTATTATCAAAATACGATTTAAAGAGCGTGTATGGTAAAGCGATAAAGGATAAACGAGGTGGGGAAAATAACATACATAGTTGGGATATAGGTCTTAAAGGCGAAATATCTGAGGAACAAGCAGTTTTATTAGACAATTTATTAAAACAAAGGAGAAATAAAAAATGGGCCGAAATAATTGGTATTAAATGGATGGACGGAATGCCACTAACATCGGATATGATTTCCACATTTTTTAAATCACCTAATCTTACAGATATGCTAGATGATCTTGTAGAAAAAGGATATTTAAGTTTTGAACATCCAAAAAAACTTGAAGGTAATAAACGAGTTCCAGACGAAACCTTAGAAAAAGGCTACAATATAGTAACCGGTAAGCTTTCTTTTGAATTTACAAAAATCTTATCGCCCTATGAGACAACGCCAACCTTAGTAGCAACAGATGTTCATAAACTTGCTGTTCCTGTACTTAATGGTATTCGACCTTTAACGGTAAATGAAGGTCTACGATTATTTGGTTTCCCGGATAATTATGACCTCAGTTTCCTAAAAGAAAGTGAAGCATTTGACTTACTAGGTAATACAGTATGTGTTCCAGTAATAAAAGCAGTATCGAATAAATTATTAGAAACCTATAAAAAAAATAGAGTATGACTTGTTAGCATACTCTATTTTCATTTTAGGATACTATAAATAACTCATAACTCTTTCGTACCATTCATCTGGTGTAAATGGTAAATCAGATACATGCTCAAAGTGTCTGTAGGCATCTGCAACAGCTTCAACAAACTCGAAAATATTTTCAAAATGATTGTCTTCATCTCTATAGAAGTTACTAGGTCTCATCGCATATGGATTTCCACGTTTTACCTGAAGTCCAATAGGGTAGTTTCTAGTGTTGTTAGTAATTTCCCAAATGTGTTTGAGGTAAACCCTCTCTAGCGTAAATCCTTGTGTGAAACCATCATTTGCAGGCCTGTAACCTAAAATAAAGTATCGCGCATTTAATTTTCCCGGTTCAGTAAAAGTAGTATCAAGAAAGCTAAAAAAATTTGCTAAATCAAAAGCTGGAGCATTATTTATGTTCCATGCTTTAACTTCTACATCAATTGGATTTCCATTAAAATTTGCTACAAAATCAGGAAACTCTTGTGTATGAGCACCTGGTTGTATATCTACACCAAGGAATGAGAACCAACTAGGAAGCCATTCTTGTAAGCAGTTACCAATAACATCATTTCCAGAATAAATATGCGCTCGATTTGCAAACGTAATTGAAATTGCCCCTGCTTGTCCAACAAGTCTTTCTTGGGTCAATTGAAAAAGTTCTTCAATTGTATCGATATTGTTCATGAGTAATTCTCCTTTAAAATTATTTATAATGTTTTTTATTTTTGGCAAGCAAAAAATTTACTGTTTTTTTACAATCTAAAAGTTCTTTTGTTGATAATTTTTCTAGATTTTTTAATGATATCTGAAGTGCTCTATATTTATTAGTAACATATAAAGCTTTTTTAAATTCTTCAAGTGAGACGAAATAAGAAGTAGAGGAATCGAAATCCTTCCAATTTTTCGGTCGTAAATTACCATCTTTTTCACGATACTTCGCTAAGATTTGGGATTTAACAATTTTCTTTCCAACAAATTTATATATTCGGTCTATATAGATATCATCTAACGTAATAATGGAATTGCTATTAATAGAGTATTTTATGAAGATACAAAAGATATTTTCCTTAAATTTCTTAATTTTCTTAGTATAAGAATTAAGTGTGCCCAAGTCGTTAGCCGGTTCATTAGAAATATTACCCGAGTTATTATATAGACCACATTTATATTCAACTGCATATTCAGTACCTTTTATGGATAAAGTAAGGTCAGGGAAATGATTCTTATCAGGTGCTCTGTAGGCATCAAATTTAATTTTCTTACAATCAAGATATTCTTCTATGATATCAGAAATATGTGGTTCTATTTCTTTACCAAAATTTTCATAACTAGTTAGATGATTTAATTTTATTTTATTAGGCAATTCCGAAAGCAAATGTTTTTTTAAATTATTAAACATAAAATTTCACCAAATACCACTAAAGGTACTATATCTAAAAGTAATAGTTGCAAAAGGTAGTAGATTGAAGGAATTATATTTATTGTATCATTTTTTTATAGTGCTTGTAAAGGTATGGTATAATTTTCACAAGGACATTGGTATCATAAGTCTCTCGGAGGAATTAAGATGTTTGATAAATATATTTTTGATACTTACCAGGATTTAATCATAAAAACTGTAAGAGGATTCATATTCAATAATAAGGATAATACTGATTTATCTACATACATGGTACCCGAACCAAACGGATATATTGAGTTTGATGATTTCGAACTATATAAGATTTACTATGAAGTTGTTGATAATTCTAAACTGAAACTTGAAATTATTGTGATTGCGGATGTTATTGTTCGTCAGTACATCAAAGGTGAAATGGAACTAGATACGAAATCGAAGTACGTTTCAGTATATGTAGATATGGAGCTTGATTCAGGTATTAAAGTTTTTAATATTTACAACGCAGAGTTCAAATCTGACCAATATAAAAAAACTAAAAATTTGATGCTTAGTAGGGATTGGGTTCCGTACATCCCTAAGAAAGAATTTGATAACATTGCAGAATCATTTCTAAAAAAATATTATCCTGTAGCACTTAGGCAGCCAACTCCTATACCAGTAGAGCTAATTGTCGCTGAGATGGGGCTTTCGATACATCGAGAGAAGTTAACATTAGACGATTCAGTTTTTGGTAAAATGGTTTTTAAAGATACTAAAGTAGAGGTGATAGAAAATGACCAACTTGTCTCGAAGCCCTTTAGCAAAGGAAGTATATTGGTAGATAAAGATGTTGTCTATAAGAGAAATGTTGGTTCTTTCAATAATACTGTCATTCATGAGTGCGTGCATTGGGAATTACATAAAGTATTTCACGAAGTAAGAATGATACTTGATAATAGATACACAGTATCTAGTAGTTGGACAGAGGAAAATCAGGCAGATTCTAGCATGTGGTCTCCTCTTGATTGGATGGAGTGGCATGCTAATGGGATTGCTCCTCGAATCCTTATGCCAAAAGTTCAAACGAAAATTAAGATTAGAGAGTTATTTCAAACTTTAACCTTAGTGAATCCTGACATCAGTCGCTCTGAACTTGTACGTGAAGTAGTTGATGAACTTGCTGAATTCTTTAATGTATCCAAGCAGGCAGCAAAAATTAGAATGATTGACTTGGGCTTTAAAGAAGCTAATGGCGTTTACAATTACTTAGATGATCGGTATATGCATAATTTCGCTTTTGAGCTTGAGGCTTTTGATAATGGAAGTAGCTATACAATCACATCGAATGATTTATGTTTTGAATATTGTTTTAATGAGTCATTCAGACAAATCATTGATGGAAATAAGTTTCTTTACATTGATAACCACCTTTGTTTAAAAGATAAAAAATATATTTCCATGACAAAAGATGGACCAGTGATGACTGATTATGCTTATGAACATATGGATGAATGTTGTCTCCTTTTCAAGGTAAAATCGAAGAAATATACTACCATCTCTGATGAAGACTATTATGACTATGTGTTGAACCGTGGGGTCACAAGAGAGAGCGAAATAAAAGCTGACTTTGTGGAGATTTTACAGAATCCGAGCTTAATGGATCAGTTACCACCTTTAGAAATGGTGAGACTTTCAAAAAATATTTCTGATTTATTAAAGGAATTACCTTTTGAATTCTCCGGGACATTACGTAGTCACAGAAAGAGAAAAAAATGCTCTCAACCATTATTAGCGAATATTGTTGGCATTACGGAAAAAACTCTCAGAGGTTATGAAACCAAAGAGGATAATCTACCTAAGCTTGAGTTAGCATTGGCATTTTGTTTTGCTTTAAAACTTATTCCACCTATAAGCGAAGATATGCTTGAAAAGGCGGGACACAAATTAACTAAAATTCACCAGCATCAAGTTTATAAACTGTTACTATCGACAAGTTATTACAAACCATTAGCTGAAATAAATACGATATTACAAGCAGCTCAAATGAAGACACTATAGACTATCAAATTTTTGATGGTCTTTTTTTAATCCAAAAAGCGGAAATTCAATTTCCGCTTTTTGCTCATTAATTGATTATTTCGAGGCTTTATCTTATCAAGAACATTATAGCCAATAGGGTTTAAATACGGAAGTCTAGACTACCTGTTTTTTGGGGTTGCAAAGTTCTATACTTATGTTGTAAAGATTAATCCTACATTTTATTGACTTCTTAAAGATACTTTGTAATGGGGAAATTATCCTACGTTATAGGCTTTAACTGTGTCTTTAAGAAATAGCAGTTCAGCTATAAAGCCAGCTGACCATGATTTAGCAAAGGAACTGCTGATGTGGTCAGAAACAAAATTAAATAGTTCTTTTGGCATGTCCAATTCCTTTGTGAACGAAGGAAAAGGTGACAAGACGTGTCAAATAATGAACAAAATCGAAATTCAAAATACACTCCCGAAAGCTATCATAATGAGAAACCCTACAATGATATTCCTTGTGAAGAAGGGGAAGTTCTTGTTCCAATCGTAGTAATGAATAACGATATGATTAAAGCGATGGGTATTAATCGTTCAAATATGAAAACTGCTCGTATGAAAAACGGTTCACGAGTACCAGTTGCTTATGCTCCAGTCAAACTTGAACATTTTGAAAACGCTTTGAAGATATATTACAAGGATGTCAATATCTATCTAAATCAATTTAAAAGTGATTCAGATGTTTTATCTTTGGAAGAGATGATGGAAAATATGAATAATGAGAATAAAAAGGGAAGTGACCCAACCGGAATCTCTTCACATGAGGAACAACTGATGCTCATTGAAACACTAGAGGTATTGATTGATGTTGTATACCAGCGTAACGAAAAATATGGTAAAATCCTCAAACTGATTTACCATGATTTCACGATAAGCAAACAAGAAATTATTGAAAAACTTGGTATGAAAAAAACTCAAGGGTATGATGCTATTAAGAAAGCACATGCACTCGCAAAGGAAGTTTATAAAGAACTAAATCAATAAATGAAAATCGCCACCTCAATTGCGAGGTGGCGATTTTTTGCTAATCTTTCTGATAGAATAAGCATTCGTATCCGTCGGCGCGAAGATTAATATCGGGCATCCAGTCTGGTGCAATTCCCATCAACGATGCAATCTCATCAAGTTCTTGTTCCATTGGACATTCCATTATTACTTCATCATGTACGTGACCGACAATCTTTTCATTGCCTAACAATCGCATGGCATTGGCCAATAAATCACGACTGATGGCTTGGACTATATTTTCGACAAATTTTGGACCATAACTTTCAATGCGATCCCATTTCTTGCCTGTTACAAGCCCCTCATATGTGACTGTTTCACTACCAAATTGGTTCTCTCCCATCCTAGGTTTGACATAGGACAAGCGACGACCAGATGGTAGAGTGATGAATAACAAGCCACTCTTAACCTCAAAGGTAATTCCATGGGTAGATGTCTTGGTTCTCTCTTTAACGGCTGTTTTCACTGCTTTGTCTACATCCCACCAGAATAATACTATGTTGGGATTAGACTGCCTCCATGCATCCACAAGAGGTTGGAGTTCTTCCTCATCCAATCCCATTTCAAGAGCACCCATAGCTTTTAAAGCACCAACTGAACCACCATAGCCAAGAGCCAACTCTGAGATTTTACCTTTTTGACGTAAATGGCTATTGACTCCGTGTTTCTCCACAGGTACATGGAACATTTTGCTGGCGCTGGCACAGTAGATATCTTCGCCACTCTCAAATACTTTACTGCGCCAAGTCTCACCTGCAAGGTGGGAGAGCACACGCGCTTCAATAGCAGAAAAGTCACATACAATGAATTTCATATCTTCATCAGGAATGAAAGCCGTACGTATTAATTGTGAAAGGGTGTCTTGTGTATCATAGAGTAATTCAACGCACTCTATGTCAGCAGTTTTAAAGAGTGTTCTAGCTTCCTCTAGGTCGCACAAATGGTTCTGAGGTAGGTTTTGAAGTTGTACCAAGCGACCAGCCCATCGACCTGTACGGTTAGCTCCGAAAAATTGAAACATTCCTCTTGCTCGACCGTCTTTACAAACACAGTTCATCATAGCCTGATATTTGGAAACACTTGATTTGGCAGCTTGCTGACGAAGTTTGAGAACTTGAGCAGTTGTTTCATCAGCCGTTTTGAGTAATTCTTTCACAGCTTTTTTGTCTAGAGAATCTGTAGTTACTCCATGTTCACGTAACCAGCCAATCATCTGCAGAACAGAGTTGGGATTTTCAAGACCTGTTAATGCTTTTAGTTCTTCTTGGATTTTAGCTTTGCTTTCTGAATCAATTTTTATAGCAGCTTTGACAAAATCAATATCTATGCCAATACCACGGTCATTGATAATCTGATCCTGGTGGTACTCATCCCAAACAAAATCTGGTACTGGGAAGTTTTTTATCCTCTCCTTGATGGCCAATTCGACCTCAACATCACGTCTGTTGTAATCGATAAAGGTAGACCACTTGTGAGGTGCGTGACAAGGGAAGTTGCGAACTCTCCCTCCATTGACCTTAGTAGGCTTACAAGGTACGCAGAAATAGCGAATGAGGTCAGCCCCCTCTCTCATCTTTTGGTCTTTGAGTTTGAGAACTGTTCCAACTCCTTCAAGGGAGAGGGGAAGTCCTAGATAGGCTGACCAAATCATGCTACACCGCCATGAATTAGGCGAGAGAAATCCATCTAATAATAATTCAGGATGATGTTTCTTGAGCCAGCTTGATAGACAAATTCGCTCAAATGAAGCGTTGAATGCCCATTTAATGACACTATCATCCACCAAGTTCTCTAGGATATCTTGGGGTAATTTCTCTTTAGTTAAGTCGTAAACAGTTACTGGTCCATTATCGACAGAAACCGCAAACAGAAGGAGTTCAAAACTGTCATCTTCTGCATAGCGATATACACCAGATTTTCGTAAGTCAATTTCACAATAGGTTTCGATGTCAATGCTGAGTTCTTTAATTGGCATAGTACGTCCTTTCTGAAAAAGGTGACAGAAGTACTGCCACCTAAAGTTCTATTTGTTTTTTCGACTGAGAGGTGTTTGGCTAAGTTTTTCTTTATTTAGCTTTGCCTTTCGTTCCATTTCATTTCGAATGTCATCTCTAATGGTCATATAGCCGAAGTATAGTCCGATAAGCACCCAGAGGCCCATAATTGTACAAGTTAAAATAGTATACATCATCAATCTAATTCTCCATTTCTAGTTCAAAAAGTCATCATCTTCTTCTGTCGCAAAATCATCCTCAGCACGAGTGCGTCCTCCGAGGGGTTCACCATCACGCAATTTTTGCAAGTTATTCAAACCGCAAGCAATCCCTTTGTTGCCATTAGAATTGAAAGCATAGAAGGTGATAGAAGCACGTCCGTAGATGCCTGAATACAATTCTGATGTATCAATGATTTCTTGACGATTGCCGTCAACCACCCCAGGTTTGTGTGGAGAGTTGGCATTCACAAAGTATGCATTTTTGTATGCTTCATCATCCGGGCGTTCAAGGTCTCCGTCACGTAGGGGAGTTTTCAGAGTAGATAGAGCAGGTACAGATTTGCCATTGCCTTTGAGTTTTGACTCACCTTCTTTGTAAGCTTGCTCAATGGCGGCCTTGATTTTGTTAATGGTGACAGTATCCTCTTTTGGAATGATGAGTGAGGCACTGTACTTGGGAGTGCTACCATTGATAGATTTTGGTTCGTTGGCATTTAAGTAGCTGAAGCGAGTGTTTGGTCCTGTAATTACTTTAGTTGTCATATAGTTAATCCTCTTTAAATTCATGTTTTGCTAGGTTCATCTCTTGACGGGTATCGTCAATTGGAACGAGTGTTGGTTTACCACTTGGTTTTATAATGAGACCACCAAGCAGGTCATTAAAGGTTTTCTTACCAAGGAGTTTGGTCATGGCAGTGATAGTGAGCAGTTTCTTCTCGTAAGGGTCAAAGCCAGCTTCAATCACTGCTTGGCTAACGGCTGACTCATCTGAGAATTTTCGAACAGAGCGACCTTCAACCAGTTTGTATCCTGGGATAGGATGTCCATCTTTTGCTTGATTTAATGCATAAGCTTTGATGTCGTTCGCCCATGAAATCAACAAGTCTAGTTTAGGCAAAATCTCTGCAATGTCCTCGTTATCAAGAGTAGCTGGATTCGCAAACTCCATCTTGGCAAGAGCCAAATTATCCTCCGAACGTTTGCGACAGATATTCTTTAGTTTACAGAATTGGCAGTGTTTACCAGACTGCATATCCCCCTCACCTTTGAATGCAAGTTCAGCTTTTGGAGCGAGTACATTTTCAGCCCATTCAAGCAACTCAGTCTTTTCTATCTCAAAGGTAGAAATGTTATGTTTTCGTGGTTGAAAGATGGTCATGGTGACTTTATCAAAATCATAAAGCCCATCAAACATCTCAAGAGCACCGAGGGCATAACACATCATTTGTGGGTTATGGTCTGCATCAACTAGAACACCAAGTCCGTGCTTATAATCAATAACCTGAAGAAGTCCATCTGCCACAATAAGGCAATCTCCAGTTCCAAATCCTTCAGGTACCCACTTAGAAAAGTCCAGTCGTTGTTCGATAAGAACTGTAGGGTCACGAGAGTAGCCTCTGGCTTTCTCGACTTGTTCCATGACATAGTTGCGGTATTCTTCAGCGCAATCCTGCATTTCATTGTTATAAAATGCTAAATCCTCTGTCGGATCACGCGCATTCCGACCTAAAGCTTTCTCGACTAGATAAGCACATAACTCGTGAGCATCCGTACCTTCAAGGGCAAACTCAGAGTTTACATCTGGCATATCTTCTGTTAATCGAACGGAAGGTGGACAGTTCAACCAACGATGTGATGCAGATGCGGATAGAATGGCGTGGTTAGTCATTACCAATCCCTCCAGCTTCTTCAAGGACTGCCGCAAAGTGTTTAGGGTCAAGAGTTGATAGAGAAGAAGCACCGTAGGCATTTAGCAGAGAACGAACCTCATTCTTAAAGCCATCTTTTGCCTTTGTAGCAAGGACTGCACGGACATCCTCCAATTGAATTTCCTTTTGTGGTTCATTTTTTGGTGGATTTGATTTAGGTGCTGTTTCCTCCTCAGTAGTGAGGAGTTTCTTGAACTCATCCACCAAGCGAAGGTAGTACTTTGCGGTTTCTTCCATATCATGAATTAGTCTATTCAGTTCTTTCATTTTGCTCATTGATTTCTTCCTCCTTTATTTTACGAGCGAGTTGCTTTGAGATGACGCTGATGGCGGTGAGTGTATCGACCAGTTCATCATTGTGATTCACAGTTATTTCTTTAGTCATTTTGTGACCTCCTATCTTATTAGGTAGAGATGTGAACAGAAATTCCGGTTTTTAATAAAAATTTTTTGAATCGATGTTTTTCATCTCTTACACCTATATAGGTAATACTGGGGTGAAATTTTCCGCTTTTTTATAAAAAATTTTTATTTTGGCACACAAGAAAAAAATCTTCCTCTAGCTATATAAAGGAAGATTATTTTTTTTTGAAAAAAGTTTATTAAGGGGCGGAAAAATGAGTCGTAGTTCTACCTAATAAGGTAGGAGGGAAAAAACTCCACATATCATTAATTACATTTGGAGGGCGCATAATGCAATTTACCTTATCTCATTCAGGACAGACTGGAGTTCAAACAACCACGGTTTATCCCAATCAAGTAATTATTACTGATGAAATATCGCTACAAACTGTTGCGCAATTTGACCATGTGACAGGGCTGTTTTTAAACAATACACGCTCAAATGCCAATTTCATCAAGTCGGATGTTTTGGTCATGGATATTGATAATGACCACTCTGAGAATCCAGATGAATGGATGACGGTCGAGCGATTAAAAGAAATTTTTGCGGATTACAACTTTGCCTTGGTAACTAGTCGAAGTCACATGCAGGCTAAGGCAGGAAAAGCACCAAGACCAAAATATCATATCTACTTCCAAATCAATGAGGTAACTGATAAGGACATCTATGTAGCCATGAAGGAAGAACTCTGTAATCAATACAAGTTTTTTGATGACAATGCCAAAGATGCGGCACGTTTCTTCTTTGGAAATCCAAATGCACAGGTTATATGGCATGACTCATGGCTAACTATTGATGAAGATTTGTTTCAAGCTGTGTCTATTGATGACGAGGAAGATTTCGATGCAGACTTCTATACTCCTCCAAGTGGACCGATCCAGCAAGGGAGTCGTAATTCAACGATGTCTGTATTTGCAGCTAAGATTGTCAAACGGTTAGGCGTGACCCAAGAAGCTAGGGATGGTTTTGATGAGCAGGCACAGAAATGTGTACCACCACTTGATAAAGCAGAGTTAGATTCCATCTGGGGAAGTGCAGTCCGATTTTACAATCGAACCATTAAGCAGTCACAAGATTATGTATCACCTGAGGCCTATAACCGAGAAGCCATGCGACCTGATGACTATACCGATATTGGTGAAGCAGGACTGTTAGCTCGTGAATATGGAGACCGAATTGCTTTTACTCGTGAGACTGACTATCTTGCTTTCAATGGGAAACACTGGGTGGAGGATGAGCAATTGGCCATGCGACAGGTTCATGTTTTCTTGGATGAGCAACTAGCAGTGGCAGATGCCAACCTAGAGGATAAGACAAAACGGCTCATCAAAACAGGTATTTCAGAGGAGCTGATTTTTAAGGGGGTTAAAGCCATTGAAAAAGCCCTTGATGGACCAAGTCAATCATTAGCCTTTAAGGAGTACAAGAAAGCATTTGACTTCCATAAATTTGTCATGAAATATCGTGATTATCGCCATCTCTCAGCTATCGTTAAAACCGCTAAACACATGGTTCGGATGAGTGTGTCTGAGTTTGATAACAATGAAATGTTGCTCAATACTCCTAAAGCCACCATTAACTTATCCCAGGGCTTAGCTGGTGTAAAAGATCATGATTCAACTGACTATATCACTAAGATGGCAACAGCTTCGCCAAGCGATAAGGGAAAAGGCTTGTGGCTAGAGACTCTAGCAACTTTCTTTTGTGGTAATCAAGAACTAATCGACTACGTTCAGATGGTGGTGGGTATGGCTGCTATCGGTAAGGTTTACCAAGAGCACCTTATTATCGCTTACGGCAGTGGGGCAAACGGCAAGTCTACCTTTTGGAATACCATTGCACGAGTGCTGGGCAACTACTCAGGCAAATTATCGGCAGATGCTCTAACCATGAGTGTCCGACGAAATGTTAGCCCTGAAATGGCAGAGTTAAAAGGAAAACGTCTTATTATTGCATCTGAGATGAGTGAGGGAATGCGGTTGAACACTTCAATGGTTAAACAACTTTGTTCGACAGATGAAATCTTAGCTGAGAAGAAGTACAAGGCACCATTTCATTTTGTGCCATCACACACGCTAGTTCTTTACACCAACCATCTACCAAAAGTAGGTGCGAACGATGATGGGATTTGGAGACGTCTGATTGTCATTCCTTTTAATGCCAAAATCACAGGTCGGTCAGATATCAAAAACTTTGCGGACTACCTGTACGAGGAAGCATCCGAGGCAATTATGTCATGGATTATTGAAGGTGCAGAGAAAGCAATCAATGCCAATTTCAAGTTAACTCTGCCAAAGGTTGTTGCTCAATCTGTGTCTGCCTATCGAGAAGCTAATGATTGGATGGGACAGTTTCTTGGTGATTGTTGTGAAATCGGCGACCAATTAACTGAGAAATCAGGAGAACTTTACTCAGCTTATCGAGCTTATTGTGCTGGTATCAATGAGTACACGCGCAGCACAACGGATTTTTACACAGCTCTTGCGAATGCTGGTTTCACCAAAAAAAGAACAAACAAGGGTGTTATGGTAAAAGGTCTACAGTTGAAATTAGATGACGATTTCCTTGATTAAATGTGTAAAGCAGTGAAAGTTGCCTCTAGCAATAGGAGGTGTTAGTGCATGTCGTGATAGTTAAGTCACAGAGCGATTATCAGAGTAGCTAAAAGTTGCTATTTTTAGTGAAGAGAAAAGTTTATACAAAACTGTCACGACTTACACTGGGGTTGAAAAGTGAATGTCGAGAATGTCACATACAAAAGTTGCCATAGGAAGATTTAAAGTGCAGGTTTAGTAGGTCTTTTCTATAACTTAGATATAAGAAAAAATAAAAAAGATAAAAGAGATATAGGAAAGTAATGTAACTGACTATCGTGAGATACACTTTTTCCTTGGCGATGTTTTGACGAGAGGATTTATTATGCGAGAAAAAATTGTAGAACAGAAGTTAGTGAGTGAAGTGAAAAAGCGTGGTGGAGTTTGTCCTAAGTGGGTATCACCATCTTTTTCTGGTGTGCCAGACAGGTTGGTGTTTTTACCAAAGGGCAAGTTTGGCTTGGTGGAAGTAAAAGCGCCTGGTGGAAAGCCACGGAAATTACAGGAAGCAAGGCATAGGCTGTTTGAGCGGTTAGGTTTTAAGGTTTATGTTCTTGACCACATTGAGATGATTGGAGATGTGCTAGATGAAATTGACATTACATAACTATCAAGTAGTCGCCAAGGACTTCATCATAAGTCACCCTAATGCAGCGGTCATCTTAGACATGGGGATGGGAAAGACAGCTACAACCTTGTCTGCGGTGAATGAGCTGATGTTTGATAGGTTTGAAGTCGCTAAGGTTTTGGTCATTGCCCCACTTCGTGTTGCAAACACGGTCTGGAGTGACGAGATTGAGCAATGGGCGGAGTTGCGTCACTTACGGTATTCGAAAATCGTGGGTACTCCCAAGCAACGAAAAGTAGCTCTTCAGAAAGATGCGGATATCTATATCGTCAATCGTGAAAACCTCCCTTGGTTGGTGGAACAATGTAGTCCCTATTTTAAGTGGGATATGGTAGTGATTGATGAATTGAGTTCTTTCAAGTCTTGGCAGTCCAAACGCTTCAAAGCTTTCATGGCAATGCGTCCTTACATGAAACGTATCGTTGGTTTGACTGGAACACCTAGTTCAAACGGACTAATGGACTTGTTCGCTGAGTTTAAAGTCATTGACGGAGGAGAACGTCTTGGTCGATTCATTGGTGAGTTTCGTAGTCGCTACTTTGAAGAAGGTCGTCGCAATGGAAACATTGTTTATGAATACATCCCTATGGATTATGCGGAGTGTCAAATTCAGGACAAGATTAGTGATATTACCATTTCCATGAAGGCTCTAGATTATCTAGATATGCCTGATTTGATTTCAACCAAGAAGCTGGTGCGTATGTCAGAAAAGGAAAAAGAAAAGTACAGTCAGTTTAAGAAAGAGTATGTTTTATCAGAGTTGGATGGATTAGAAGTAACTGCTGCCAATGCAGCAAGTCTTACGAACAAGCTAGTTCAGTTGTCCAATGGTGCTGTATATTCTGATGATCATACAGTCGTGCCACTTCATGAACAGAAACTAGATGCCCTAGAAGATATCCTTGAATCCGCAAATGGAGAAACTGTCTTAGTGGCCTATTGGTTCAAACATGACTTGGCTCGGATTATTGGTCGTTTAGAAAAACTCAAGGTGAAGAGTCGGGTGTTGAAAACAGAAGAAGATATTCGCGAGTGGAACAAGGGAAATGTTCCAGTTGGCTTACTTCATCCAGCTGGTGCAGGTCATGGGTTGAACCTTCAAAAAGGCGGTCACCACTTGGTCTGGTTTGGATTAACGTGGTCATTGGAATTATACCAACAAACGAATGCACGACTTTGGCGTCAAGGCCAGGAGGCTGAGACAGTTGTTATCCAACACATTGTGACTGAAGGAACGATTGATGAGGAAATCCTCAAGGCACTAGAAAACAAAGATGCACAACAAGAACGGCTGATTGCAGCTGTAAAAGCACAAGTAGGAGGGGCAGATGGATAAGGTGGATTATATTGCTAAGAACTATCAAGACATGAAAATGAAGTTACAGTTAGTTCAAGAGAAATTGCTCAACTATCGACCAATCTCAGAGGATAGTGTGATTCAGTCATTAGTATTTGAGAAGTCAGAGCAAGAAATGGTCAAGAAAAGTAAAAACCATGGTCGTAGTGAGCTGATTTCCCTTAATTTTAGAGAAAAACAAGAACAAGAGAATCAAGAGTACCTCAGTAGTTTGCTTAATACCTATTACTGCTTAAAAATGGATCTTTATTACTTTGAGTTTGTTATGGAGTTATTGCCTGAGGATTTGAAACCATTAGCTAATGATTTAATTTACTTAGGCAAGAGTTGGACTGAACTAGAAGAGATTTATGAAATCAGCCATTCAACACTTGCTTATCGTAGGCGTAAGATTCTAAAACAATTACGCAAGTGTTATCGTTGGACATCAAAAAGTCTTGAACTTAAGGTGGAAGATTATCACATTCCTATCTAGTGATGGTCGATTGCACTAAATTGGTACTAAATTAGCACTACATTAGCACTAAATTTGTACTGTTTTAGTACTGATTTTCAACCTAGACCTGTGATATACTTAAGATGTCAAAAAAGATAAAAAATACCCAGTAATGACTGGATATATCTCCTTTTTAGAGTTAATATGTACACAACAAAAGAAGAGGAGAACAATACAATGACAAAACGCCAACAAGAAAAACTGGATGCGATTTTTACAAGGATTGCTCAAGAGGAATTACAAGTTGAAACCTTGGAACAACGCTGGAGCGATAACCTTGATTTCTACGACATTCCAGTTTGGGGAATTAAAAAAGCACTCAAACGAGCCTACGAAGCAGGCCAAAAATCAGTAAAATAAAGTAAAGCTTAGCCTCATAAAGGTTGGGCTTTTTGCGTGGAGGAATTATGATTATTTCTAGTGAACAGGTGTCGGTTGGACACCCAGATAAAATCTGTGATCAGATTTCAGATGCCATTTTGACGGAGTGTCTAAAGTATGACAAATCAAGTCGAGTGGCAGTTGAGACCTTAATCAAGGATAACCAAGTTGTGGTAGCTGGTGAAATTTCAACTAGACATTACTTTAATCTCGAGAACATTGTTCGTCAGGTTGTCGAACCATTTGGTTTGAAGAACGTCCAAGTAACAAATTTACTTGGGCTCCAAAGCTCAGATATTGCACAAGGAGTAGATAATGGTGGAGCTGGTGACCAAGGAATGATGTTTGGTTATGCGACTGATGAAACACCTGAGTACCTCCCACTGCCTTATGTTCTAGCAACCCGAGTCCTTGAAAAACTGATGTCAATTGGTCACCCCTTACTTGGAAAGGATGCGAAAGCACAGGTGTCCTACGACTATGAGAAGAAACGGATTGATACCTTTTTAGTTTCCATCCAGCATACTGAAATGGCCGACCTTGCCAAAGTGAAACGTATTGTGACCGAAGCTATGATGTCAGTAGCACTTCGTTACCGTCAGAATCTAGATTTCAAAGTTCTAGTCAATCCAACAGGACGTTTTGTTCTTGGTGGTTCATTTGCGGATGCAGGAGTTACTGGTAGAAAGATTGTGGCGGATACCTACGGCGGTTTCGCACATCATGGTGGAGGTGCCTTCTCTGGAAAAGACCCAAGTAAGGTTGACCGCTCAGCTACATACATGGCACGAAAGATTGCTAAGGACATTGTTCGAGAAGGGTATGCGAAACGATGTGAAGTACAATTAGCCTATGCCATTGGAGTTGCAATACCTGTGTCAGTAAATGTAGAAACCTTTGGAACCAGTCGCTACACAGCAAAACAACTGGAAGGAATGATTCGTGAGCGGTATGATTTAACACCACGAGGTATCATTAAGGAACTTCATCTCTTGAATGTAGACTACACCAAGACAACTTGCTTTGGGCATTTCACGAAAGACTATCTTCCTTGGGAGAAATAGTGATATAATTGAGAGAGAAAAGGAGTGTTCATATGCCCAATCCTCAAGTATCTTCTATAACCGTATCACTATTTAGTTTCATGTTGCCGATGATTTCAATTGACATTAACGTAGAAGAAAAATTGGTAAGGATCCAAAAATTTCCTGAGACAGAAGCCGAGATAATAACAATCTCCAATATCCGATTATTTTTCTTCTTAAATCAATTAAAACGTGTGAAACTGTCTGAATGGAAGGAATATTATTCAAATGAGATGGAGATTTTAGATGGTACTCAGTGGAATGTATCATTTGTCATGAATGGAAGAACTTACAATTGCTCGGGGGATAATAATTTTCCAAGAGAATGGACGTTATTTTGTAGGGCAATAAATAGATTAGTAAAGCACAATTACCTAGAATAATTGTGCTTTTTCTTTGGAGGGAAAATGCCAAGTAGACCAAGCACACCTTGTAAACAAAATGGTTGTCCTAACTTAGTACCGTATGGACAGAAGTATTGTGAGAACCATAAAGCAAACTACCAACTGGATACCAAGTCAACCAAAGCCAAAGGATACAATGCCCAGTGGAACAAAGCACGACTTCGTTACTTAAAAGTTCATCCACTCTGTGTTCAATGTAAAGTCAAAGGTCGATTGACCAAGGCAATAGTGGTTGACCATATCACACCCCACCGAGGTGACCAAGAACTCTTTTGGAATCAAACCAACTGGCAAGCACTTTGTAAGTCATGTCACGACCGCAAGACCAAGACGACTGACCGAAATGTGGAGTATACGTATCGATTTTAGTCTTTGAGTTTCGTTACAAAAGTATCTCATTTTTCGCCCATTGGGGGAGGGGGGATAAAATCTCTAAACCCTTGGGAGACTAAGACCGACGCCCCCTCAAACGTGCAATTTCGCAAAATTCGCAAGCGGGTACATTAAAATCGCTTCATTTTGACGTTCCTTCCCACCGTTATCACGTTTCTAATGTGGGGATGTAGCGTTCCCTAGTATGTAATTTTGGTAATAAAAATAGTGAAAAAGGCTAGAAACAATGGTGAAAATAGTTGTTTTTAGTCCTTTTTTGCTGGAAAGGAAAACAAATGGACGAAAGTCAACGCAAACAAATCTGGAAAATGCGAGCAGAAGGTCTTGGCTATGGCTTAATCGGTAAGGCTACAGGACTGTCTAGAGATTCCGTTAAGAAATACTGTAAACGAAATCCAGCATTGCTTGGTCATGGTGCTGCGACAAAGCAGATGGCAAAAGCCGACCAGAATGATGGACTTCGCTGCCCACAGTGTTATCAGCTACTATCAATCCAAAAAACTGGAAGACCAAAGAAGTTCTGTTCGGATAAGTGTCGTAAGGTTTGGTGGACCACTCATTCTGACGAACACGATAAATCAAAAACCGCATATGAAGATTTGACTTGCCAACAATGTGGTAGGTTATTTTTATCTTATGCCAATCCAAATAGAAAATATTGTAGCCATTCGTGTTACATTCAATCACGATTTTATAAAGGAGAAACCAATGACAAGTCAACCAACAATGGAAATTAGAGAGATTCGATTATCTGAACTACACCCAGCCTCTTACAATCCTCGAAAAAAACTCAAAAAGGGTGACAAGGAGTATGAAAAGATTAAGCAAAGCCTACTCAAGTTTGGCTACGTTGACCCCATCATCGTCAATAAAGATTTGACGGTTATTGGTGGCCATCAACGATTAACTGTATTGAAGGACTTAGACTATGAAACTGCCAAATGTGTCATTGTCGATTTATCCAAGGAAGATGAAAAGGCCTTAAACATTGCCCTTAATAAAATCACCGGTCAATGGGATGACCAGCTTTTGGCGGACTTGCTTTTGGATTTACAGGAGTCAGATTTCAATCTCGACCTGACTGGTTTTGAACCACCAGAAATTGACGATATCCTATCAAATGTCCATGATAAAGACCTATCAGATGATGACTTTGATGTTGAAGAGGAATTGAAGAAACCGACCTTTTCAAAACGAGGTGACATTTGGCAACTTGGTAAGCATCGAGTGATTTGTGGCGATTCAACTAAAGCTGAAACGTATGACCAACTGTTAGGTGATAAAAAGGCAAACTTGGTTGTGACTGACCCTCCCTATAATGTTAATGTAGAAGAAACAGCTGGAAAGATTCTCAATGACAATATGCCTGATAGTGACTTTTACCAGTTTCTCTTTGATATGTTCACTCAAGTAGAAAAACATATGGAGTCTGATGGTTCAATCTATGTATTCCATGCAGATACGGAAGGACTGAACTTCCGAAAGGCATTTAAAGATGCAGGTTTCTATCTCAGTGGGTGTTGTATTTGGAAGAAGAACTCATTAGTTCTTGGGCGTAGTCCCTACCAGTGGCAACATGAACCATGTCAGCCAGCAGGTACGATTGTTCAAACTATAAATGGTCCCGTTCCAATAGAAGACTTAAAGGATGGTGATAGGGTCATTAGTTACAATTCCTATTCAGGAACAATTCTGGGGATGCGTAATGGTGGCTATGAGATAAAAACAGCTTCTCGATATTATAATGGCACCTTATACGGTATAAAAATTGGAAATAAATTAACGTGGGCTACGGATAACCACCAGTTTTCGGTTCGTTTTAATGAATCAACGAAAAACAATTATTGTACCTATCTTATGCGTAAAGGAGACCGTTGGCGTGTAGGGATTACTGAACTCTATAACTCGAGGGGCTTTGGTTTGAAAACGAGACTTCGTGGTGAGAAAGGTGAAGAGGCTTGGGTCATTGATGTATTTGATGATAAAGTAACAGCCCAGTGCCACGAACAGTTATTAGCCCTCAAGTACGGTATTCCTTATACTCATTGGGAAATGGATAGAGGACTTCCAAAGAAAGAAACTCAACGCACAACTCATCATGTCGATATGATTTATGATAACTTGGATAGCCAAATTCAATTAGATAACGCTAGACGTTTGCTTGTTGACTATGGTCGAAATATCAAATACCCACTCATTCACAAAGGAAATGGACATGAGGCATTTAGTAAACGAGTAACTGCTCGCATCAATGCTTGTAATCTGATACCTCAAATTATGCAAGTTCCAATTCCAAAAACTTATGAAAAGGAAACGAAAGAAAATTTTTACTGGGGCATAATTGATGAGGTTCTTACAAAAGGATTCAGTGGACCTGTTTATTCTCTTGCTGTTGAAAAATATGAACATTATATTGCGGATGGAATTGTTACTCATAACTGTCTCTTTGGTTGGAAACAAAAAGGAAAACACCAGTGGTTCAGTGATCGTAAACAAACAACCATTTGGGAATATGACCGTCCTAAATCCAGTAAAGACCATCCAACTATGAAACCCATTCCGCTTATGGCCTATCCTATTCAAAATTCATCCATGAGAGGAACTTTGGTATTGGATCCTTTCCTTGGTTCTGGTTCAACCCTAATGGCCGCAGACCAAACTGGAAGGGTTTGTTACGGCATTGAGTTGGATGAAAAGTTTGTGGATGTCATTGTCAAACGTTATATAGAGTCAACAGGAAATCATAACGTGACGGTGTTGCGCGATGGACAGACTTTGACCTTTGATGAAGCCTATTCAATGATGGAGGAGACGGTATGAGCCTAACCTTTCTTGATTTCTTTGCAGGAGTGGGTGGTTTTCGTCGTGGTTTGGAATTAGCTGGTTTCAAATGTATCGGTTACTGTGAAAAGGATAAGTTTGCACGAAAATCTTATGAAGCAATGTACGACACGAAAGGAGAATGGTTTCATGACGACATCACAAGCATTGACCCAACACAACTTCCAAAAGCAGATTTATGGACTGCGGGAAGCCCTTGTCAAAATGTGTCTATCGCAGGGAAGCGAGCAGGACTATACGGTGAACGAAGTGGACTCTTTTTTACATTTGTTGACCTCCTCCAAAGCCAAGAGGAAGAAGATAAACCCCAGTGGATACTCCTTGAAAATGTTAAGGGACTTTTATCAAGTGGCGGGGGACGAGATTATCTCGACTATCTCTCTATCTTGGATGAAGCAGGGTACGACCTTGAGTGGCAAGTGTTCAATTCAAAAGACTACGGAGTTCCCCAAAATCGAGAACGCATCTACACTCTCGGACATCTTAGAAGCAGAGGTCGACGAAAAGTACTACCTATCAGCGGAGAAAGCGGTAGCCATCTTAAGCAACTTGTAGGAGGTATGCAAAGCTACCGTGTCTATGACCCTAGTGGAATTGCCACAACTCTTGTTGGTGAGGGTGGAGGACTGGGTGCTAAGACAGGTCTTTATCTTATTGACCAATCTTTGACTGAACCAAAGTTAACAGATGAGGCACGCTGTATCACTGCACGATATACTGCTGGAGCTACAAAGCGGACTGCGATGAACTCTGGAGTACTAGAAATTCAACCCATTCTGACACCCAATCGAATCAACAAACGTCAAAATGGACGTAGGCTCAAAGAACAGGATGAGCCAATGTTTACATTGACCTCTCAAGACCGCCATGGTGTTCTTGAAGGCATCAAGGTCAGAAATGGTACGAAGCAAGGTTATCAAGTTGCAGAGGTTGGAGATTCGGTGGATTTATCTTATCCCAACTCTCCAACGAGACGAGCAAGAGTTGGGAAGGGAATTGCCCATAACCTCTCCTGTGGTGGTCAAATGGGTGCTGTGGTTTGGAATGATCGAGTGGTGAAAATTAGACGTTTAACCCCTAGAGAATGTTTTCGACTACAAGGTTTTTCGGATGATTTATTCGAGAAAGCCCAAGCAGTAAACTCCGATGCCCAACTGTATAAACAAGCTGGAAATGGAGTGACGGTAACAGTTGTCTATGCTATTGGATGTGCCATTCTAGGAAGTGAAAAATAGTCGAAAATATCGTCAAAATAATCTATTAATGACTGGATATAAGTCTCCTTTAGAGTTAATATGTACACAAGAAAAGAAGAGGGGAACAAAACCATGACAACAACACTTGAAAAACTATATGAACTCTACCCAACAACTGCAAGCATCATTCCTTACAAGGAATGGGTTATCGTTGCATCCAAAGGAGACAAAGAAACAGTAGTTGAGATTTACGAAATCATTGATAGCCTTGAAGAATTTGAACTATTTGAATGCCGACTTAATCGCATATACAAGGAATCAATAATTGTTACGGATCTCGGTCACGCTGTCAAGTGGGCATTCGATATGTTTGGAGAATAACATGGACACAAAAATTTTCAATAACCTAAAGACAATCTATCCGGTTGGTACAAAGGTTAGATTAGTAAAAATGGATGATCCACATCCAGTTCCTAAAGGTACACTTGGTACAGTTATTGGAGTGGATGACATTGGCTCACTCTTAGTTAAGTGGGAAAATGGCAGTTGCCTGAATGTTTTATATGGAATAGATATCGTGGAAAAGGTAAAGTAAGATGTGGGAAATAATGACTCGAACGGTTGGAGATAGGCATTACGTTTGTGAATTTCTCCGTGAAGATACAACAGACCCGAGAAATATAGACGGTGCTTGGATTAGAATTCTGACAATAAAACGTGATGGTGAATATATCTACCAATATAGATATGGGAATGAAATAGATAACATGGACGATATTGATAGAACAGTTTGTCAGGTTGTTCTTGATAACTTTAATGAACTTTAGGAAGGAACTCGAATTGAGTTCTTTTTTCTTACTCTAAAGGAGGTGAGATTGTGGCAATCAGGGGGCGAAAACCAAAGCCAACGAATATGAAAATACTTGAGGGAAATCCTGGTAAGCGACCACTTCCTACGAATGAAGTCAAACCCAAACAAAAAGCCCCACGTTGCCCACAGTGGCTTGAAGATGATGCAAAGAAGGAGTGGAAAAGGATGGGAAAAATTCTCGAACAGATGGGAATTTTAACCGAAATGGACATGACTGCATTTGCAGGATATTGTCAAGCTTACGCACGCTGGAAAGAGGCGGAAGAGTTTCTTACCAAGCATGGCTCCATTATCAAAACTCCGAATGGTTATCTGCAACAAGTCCCTCAAGTCTCTATCAGCCAGACTAATCTCAAAATCATGCTTAAGTTCTGTGAACAATTTGGTTTGACACCTTCGGCACGAAACCGATTAGCTACGATGGATTCGGAAGTTGGGACTGGTGATGAAATGGAAGATTTGTTAGGAGGAATTTTATGAGCTATCATTATGAACCAAGTCCATTCATGCTTCCAACCTCACACTATGATAAGGTAAAGGCTGATAGGGCAGTAACATTTATCAATAACCTCTCCCATACCAAAGGCAAGTGGGCAGGAAAGCGATTTGATTTGTTGCCGTGGCAGGAACAGATTGTCCGTGACCTATTTGGAATTGTCAAGGAGGATGGTAACCGTCAGTTCTTAACAGCCTATATAGAAATTCCAAAGAAGAATGGTAAGTCTGAGCTAGCAGCGGCTATCGCTCTTTATCTACTATATGCGGATAATGAAGCCAGTGCGGAAGTTTATGGTGCGGCTTGTGACCGAAACCAAGCATCAATCGTATTTGATGTGGCCAAACAGATGGTGCAGATGAGTCGCCCCTTGGAAAAGCGTTCTAAGATAATGGGTGCTACCAAGCGTATTGTCAATTATTCTAATGCTGGGTTTTACCAAGTTCTTTCTGCAGAAACTGGGACAAAACATGGACTAAACGTATCTGGCTTGGTCTTTGATGAAATCCACGCTCAACCTAATCGTCATTTGTATGATGTATTAACCAAAGGGTCAGGAGATGCAAGGGAACAACCCCTCTTTTTTATTATCACAACAGCTGGAACGGATAGGAACTCCATCTGTTATGAATTGCATACTAAAGCATTGGATATCCTGAATGGTAGAAAGAAGGACACATCATTCTATCCAGTGGTTTATGGTTTATCTGATGAAGATGATTGGAATGATGAAGCGAACTGGAGAAGAGCCAACCCTTCACTAGGGCATACTATTGGGATTGACCGTGTTAGAGAAGCCTACGAACAGGCACTTGATAATCCTGCAGAAGAGAATGTCTTTAAGCAGCTCCGTCTAAATATGTGGACAAGCTCAAGTGTTGCTTGGATTCCAGAACATGTTTATGCCAAAGGAAATGTTCCCATCCAATATGATAGCCTCAAGGGTCGTAGTTGTTATGCAGGGCTTGACTTATCGAGCACATCTGACATTACAGCCTTAGTCTTAGTCTTTCCGCCACGGAATAGTGAGGAGAACTACATTATCTTACCTTTCTTTTGGTTACCAGAAGATACCTTGGAACTTAGATGTCGTCGTGACCATGTTCTGTACGATGTCTGGGAGCGTCAAGGTTACATCAAAACAACGGAGGGTAATGTTGTTCACTATGGTTTTATCGAAAAATTTATTGAAGACTTATCGGAAATCTATCATATCAAGGAAATAGCTTATGACCGTTGGAATGCGACACAGATGGTTCAGAATCTAGAAGGGATGGGCTTGACCATGGTGCCTTTCGGTCAGGGATACAAGGATATGAGTCCACCATCAAAGGAACTTTACAAACTTATGATGGAAGGCAAGATTCAACATGGTGGGCATCCAGTTCTGAAATGGATGGGACAAAACGTAGTCATGAGACAAGACCCTGCTGGTAATATCAAGCCTGATAAGGAAAAGTCAGTCGAGAAGATTGACGGTATTGTAGCACTCATTATGGGACTGGACCGTTGTATACGTCATCAAACCGATGAAGGAAGTGTGTATGATGAACGTGGAATATTGAGTTTTTAGGATATATTCAACCTAAATAGGTTGAATATATCCTAAAAAGTGGTAGAATAGAGAAAAGGAGGATATTACCATGCAAATCAATATTGAAAACTTAGTCTCTATTTCTGAAGCAAATCAAAACTTTTCTAAGGTAGCTCGTATGGTCGATACGAATGGTACTGCAGTAATATTGAAAAATAATACGCCAAAGTATGTATTAGTGGACTATCAGAGTCTAATTAAAGAGGAACAGGCAACCCCTACGATTGTTGAACAATCAACATTGGATGAAGTTGCGACTTCAGTTTTATCACGCCATCTTGATGCATTTAAGGAATTGGCAAAATGAAAGTATTAACTGTTGAACAGGTTATTGAATTACACACTAGGTTAATTCAAGCTACTGGGGGTTTAGATGGTGTTAGGGATGTTGGTTTAATAGAATCTTCACTATCTTCAGCTTTTAGTACATATTTTGGTGTTGAGAAGTATCCAAGTATTGAAGAAAAGGCTGCTAGACTTTGTTATTCGCTAGTTAATAATCATGCCTTCCTTGATGGGAACAAGCGAATTGGAGTTTTTGTCATGATTATTTTCCTAGAATTAAATGGCATCGTGTTAAATCAGACTGATGATGAAATAGTGAAGCTAGGACTTGGAGTAGCTTCATCAGAATTAGATTATGATGCAATTTTAGAATACATTCGGAATCATTAAAACTTTTCTTAATGAGGATATAACTTCAAGAAAGTGATTGAACTTGGTATCTTCTTGAAGAAGGAAAGATGAAAACCATCTAAGAATAAACGATAAGCACTTCAATTGAGGTGCTTTTTTCGTACTCAAAAGGAGGAAGTATGGGACTACTAGATTTACTGGGACGTAAGCGTGCTAGGGATAAGCCACGAAATAGTTATGAAGGCCAGGACTTTTCCTATCTGTTTGGACGAACGAGCAGTGGGGAGAATGTGGATGAGTTTAAAGCTATGCAGACGACTGCTGTTTATGCTTGTGTCCGTATCTTAGCTGAAGCGGTAGCTTCACTACCCATTCATGTTTATGAGAGAACGGCAACTGGAAAGGAGAAAAAGGTGGATCATCCCCTTTATTTTCTCTTACATGATGAACCTAACCCTGAGATGTCATCCTTTGTTTTTAGAGAAACCTTGATGATCCATCTATTGATATGGGGCAATGCCTATGTCCAGATTATCCGAGATAGGAGTGGACAAGTTATAAGTCTTTACCCACTTTTACCAGATAAGATGTCTGTTCATCGTGACGAGAGCGGAAAGCTATATTACAAATACAAGCGTCAGTCAGAAGAAAATCCAAACTTTAAGGAAAAGGGTGATGCTATCTTGAGAGCAGAAGATGTTCTCCACGTTCCTGGTCTGGGTTTTGATGGCTTGATAGGTTATTCTCCAATTGCCCTTGCTAAAAATGCTATCGGTATGACCTTAGCTACGGAAAACTATGGAGCTTCATTCTTTAAAAATGGTGCAAATCCTGGAGGTGTTTTGGAACATCCAGGTATTCTCAAGGATCCCAAACGAGTGAGAGATTCATGGAATGCAGTCTACAATGGGGTAACCAATGCCCATAAAGTGGCAGTTCTTGAGGAAGGGATGAAATACACTCAAATAGGCATTCCACCTGAAGAAGCCCAGTTTCTCCAAACTAGAAAATTCCAAATTAATGAAATTGCAAGGCTCTACCGCATTCCACCTCATATGGTTGGTGACTTGGAGAAATCCTCATTTTCAAACATTGAGCAACAATCTCTAGAATTTGTTAAATATACCTTAGACCCCTGGGTAGTTCGTCTCGAACAGGCTTTCAAGAGGTCTCTTTTTTTACCCGAAGAAAAGAAATCCTACTTTGTGAAGTTTAATGTGGATGGTCTTCTTCGTGGTGATTATCAGAGTCGAATGAATGGCTATGCGATTGGGAGACAAAATGGCTGGCTGTCGACAAATGATATACGTGAACTTGAGGACTTAAACCTCCTCTCAGATGAGGAAGGAGGTAATCTATACTTGATAAATGGAAACATGACGAAACTGAAGGATGCAGGTGGCTTTATGAAACAAGCACCGTTAGAACAAGAAACCCAATCTGAGGAGGAATTGGATGCATAAGTTTTGGAATTTTACAGAAGATGATAGTGGTCGAACACTTCGTATTGAAGGACAGATTGCTGATGAGACGTGGTTTGGCGATGAAGTCACGCCACAAGTATTTAAAAATGACTTACATGCAGGAAATGGAAATATCACCCTCTGGATTAATAGTCCAGGGGGTGATGTTTTTGCGGCTGCTCAAATCTATAACATGCTGATGGATTACAAAGGTGATGTCCATGTCGTGATTGATGGCTTAGCCGCAAGTGCTGCTAGTGTCATTGCCATGGCAGGTACAACGGTTTCTATGAGTCCGGTTGCCATGATGATGATTCACAACCCTTGGACTGTGGCACAAGGTGAAGCCAAGGATATGCAGAAGGTCATTGAAATGTTGGGAGAGATTAAGGAATCCATCATCAATGCCTATGAATTAAGAACAGGACTTTCAAGAACCAAACTCTCGCACCTTATGGACTCAGAGTCTTGGTTCAATGCCAAAAAGGCTGTTGAACTGGGCTTTGCGGACAAGATTCTCTTTGACAAACAAGAGGAACATGGAATGGATACTGAGAGTTATTCTTTCAGTCGAACTGCTGCCCAACAAGATTTACTTGTCAAAATGCAGGCGAAGCTTGAAGTCCAACAACAAAAGAAAACAATCCCTATCAATCAGTTGGAAAAACGATTGAATTTGCTTAAATAACGAAAGGAAAATGAATTGATGTCTAAATTACTTGAATTGAAAGAAAAACGTAACCTAGCTTGGCAACAAGCAAAAACCTTCCTTGATTCTGTTCGAACAGAAGATGGACTTGTATCTGAGGAAGATTCCAAACGCTATGATGATATGGAAGCAAAAATCAACCTCTACAATCAAGAGATTGCTCGATTGGAGCGACAAGAAAAGATTGACCTTGAACTTGCTCAACCAGCCTCACAGGCTCTAATTGGGCAGCCCACTACAGTTCTGAATGACAAGACTACTGAAGAGGAAAAGAAGGGTGTGGCTTCAGATAGCTATGCCAAGACATTTTGGACAAGTGTTCGTAAACGTCACTTCTTTGATGTCAAAGATGTCCTTCGAGTTGGGGAAGATACCGAAGGTGGTCATCTGGTTCCTGATGAGTATGAGAAGAAACTAGTTCAAGGATTACAAGAAGAGAATTTCTTCCGCAGCCTTGCGACTGTTATCAAAACATCTAGTGGTGAGCGAAAGATTCCTGTTGTGACTGGACATGGTTCGGCCTCATGGATGGATGAAAATGGTCTCTATCCTGAAACAGAAGAAACCTTTGGTCAGGTGACTCTAGACTCTCATAAGATTGGGACTGCTATTCGTATTTCAGAAGAGTTACTTAACGATTCAGTCTTTGACCTTGAATCCTATATGACAGCTGAATTTGCTCGTCGTATTGGAACGGAAGAAGAAAAGGCATTCTTGATTGGAGATGGTTCTAAGAAACCGACAGGTATCTTTACTCAGGCAGAAGTTACAGGTCCAATGACTGCTACAAAGGATATTACCTTTGATGACATGATTGAACTGTATCATTCTCTACCTGCACCCTATCGTAAGAACGCAGTTTGGATTTTACATGATACAACTGTCAAGGCTATCCGTAAACTAAAGGACAACAATGGTAATTACATTTGGCAGCCATCCACTCAAGCTGGACAACCAGATTTGATTCTAAATCGTCCATACTATACATCAACCTTTGCCCCACTTCCTGAAGCAGGAAACAAGGCCATTGCATTTGGTGATTTCTCATATTATTGGATTGCGGACCGTCAAGGTCGGACCTTCAAACGTTTGAACGAACTCTATGCCAATAATGGACAGATTGGTTTTCTTGCTTCACAACGTGTTGATGGTAAGTTAGTCCTACCTGAAGCCGTGAAGACACTAACAGTAAAGGCTAAGTAGTCATGGTTAGTTTAGCAGAAACAAAACAGTATCTCAAAGTGGAACACGATGATGAGGATGGACTGATTGAGCAGTTGCTTGAAACCAGTCAACAACTCTGCGAAGATATTTTGCGACAATCAATTTATTCAGACGTTCTAAAGACGGCAATCCTTTATGGGGTTGCCTATCTTTATGAACACAGAGAAGATGCCAATCATAAGGAGTTGAAAGAGACTCTCTATCATTTGCTGTTGGCCGAACGAAAGGATGTGTTCTGATGAAGATTGCACCGTTGAGGGAACGCTTGTCATTTCAGATTCGACAGATTGTTCAAGATGAGATTGGCAATGAAACTTCGACATGGATACCTTTATTTGACCGGTGGTGCTCTTGTCGTCCTCTCACCTTGACCGAAAGGGATGGGAGTGTGACGAAACTGGAACAAGAGAAAGTCCAGTTCACCCTCAGGTATGAAAAGGCAATTCTTGGACTTCATTCCTTAACGACTCACATTCAATTTCGTGGTCAAACCTATGAAATTGAGTCTATTGATGGAGATTCAGTGCCACGTCAACTGATTTACATCGTTGCAATTAAGGAGAATAGTTATGACTAGAGTTGAACTAGATTCACTAGAAACTGCCATCGCAAATGAGCTGGCGGAATTTGTAGAGGATACAACAGAGGTGATGCGTGAAGTTGTAGAGGAAGTCACTGAGGAATCTATTGAAACCTTGAAAGCAACGTCACCTAGAAAGAGTGGTTCCTATGCCAAAGGGTGGAAGAGTAAAGCAACGATTGATACTAGTACAGGTCTAACCAAGACCATTCATAATCGAACGCCAGGCCTGACGCATCTGTTAGAAAATGGTCATGCCAAAAGCTCTGGTGGGCGAGTTGAGGGAATCAAGCATATCGCTCCCGTTGAGAAACAAGCGATACAATCCTTAGAAGAAAAGCTGAGAAAGCGAGTGTGATAGGACATGTTACTGAGTGAAATGTACTCCATTCTCAAAGAATTACAGCTCCCAGTCGCCTACCATCATTTTGAAGAAGGGAGTCATCCAAGACCACCGTATATGGTTTATTTGGTCACTGATTCAGATAATCATGGTGCAGACAATTGGACTTATCATAAGCAAAATAATCTGCAATTGGAACTCTATACCATAAAGAAAGATTTAGCAGCTGAACAAAAGGTGGAGTCATTATTTGACAGCCACCTTATTTATTTTGAAAAAGTAGAGACCTATATCTCATCAGAGAAACTCTACCAAATAACCTATTACATCACATTACATGGAGGATAATATGGCTGAAAAGAATAAGGTCACCTTTGGACTACAAGATGTCCATTGGGCAGAAGTTACAAGCGAAGGTTCTGATGGTACGTTGACATACGGCAATGTAGAACGACTTCGTGGTGCTGCAGAATTAACCCTTGAACCAACTGGTGATAAGGGTTCTTATAAGGCAGACAATATCAATTTTTATACAACGGAGTCAAACGATGGTTACGAAGGAACACTAAAAGTTGCCCTTCTAACGCAGGAATTTTTGACACGAGTCCTTGGAGAACAGTTGGATGCGACGACAAACACCATTTCAGAGATCGCAAACAGCGAAAAGAAAAATTTTGCGTTGATGTTCCGTTTTGAAGGGGATAAAAAAGAAACATTACACGTTTTGTATTATTGTTACGCATCTCGTCCGACTGTTGGTTCAAAAACCAAGTCTGGTTCAGATATCAATGAGGTAGAGTTGACCTTTACTGCCAGTCCTCGCCCTCTTGATAAGGTTGTACGTCGACGAACAACGGAGGAAACGAGTGATGAGATTCGTCAAAACTGGTTCAAGGCAGTTTTTGAACCTCGTAAGTAAGGGAGATGGCCATGAGAGAAAGTATTACCATAGCAGGCACGACCTACGAGTTAGCAACCAATGCCTATACCCCAATCGCTTATAAAGAGCAGTTTGGTAAGGACTATTTTCAAGATTTATTCTCGATGGTCAATAGTCAAGCAATCTTGGCAAAACTTGACCAGTTAGAAAATGGAGAGGAATTACAGGCACATCATATTGATGTTTCTATTCTGTCTGATTTCGATATGACATTTTTCCATCGAATCTTTTGGGTCTTTGCGAAGTCAGCCAATCCACGAGTGAAACCATTTGTGGATTTTTATATGGAGATGGAAGAATTTCCAGTGCAGGAAGTAGCCCCTGTCTTGATGAATATGTTGAACCAAGGGATGTCAACCAGAAAAAAGCAGATGAAACAGAAACAGCGAGTGAAGAAATCTTCACAGTAGAGAGTTATTTCTCCTGTTGTAAGGAGACTGGTCTGACCATTGACGATTTAAAACATATCTCTATTGGGATGGCACTTGACTACCAAACGGACTATGTGGAGATGCGTACTCGAGAAACTTCTCAAACACGCCGAGCAACTCAAGCTGATTTTGATAATTTCTGATGGTAGAAAGGAGGGACTATGGCTGGAAACATCAAGGGGATTACGATTGAAATTGGTGGCGATACCCAACCCTTACAAGATGCCTTAAAGGGTGTAAACAAACAAGCATCTGAAGCTACCAAGGAATTAAGACAGATTGATAAGGCTCTCAAGTTTGATACAGGAAATGTCACTCTCCTGACGCAAAAGCAGGAAGTCTTGGCAAAACAGGTCGAGACAACCAAAGAAAAATTGGCAACGCTCCGTCAAGCCCAATCACAGGTGGAAGCTCAATTTAAGGCTGGTGATATTGGGGCAGACCAGTACCGTGCCTTTCAACGTGAGGTGGAAACTACTCAAAGGCTGCTAACGTCCTATGAAACTAAGTTAGCTGATGTGTCATCAACACTTGAGAATCACGGTCGAGCCAGTAGTTCAGCGGCTCAACAATTAGATAAACTCCAAGTGGAGCAGGGGCAGTTAGCAAGTGAGATGAACAAGGTCACATCTCAATTTGAGTTACAAGAAAGTGCTTTGTCATCCAATAGTTCCGAAGCAGAACGCAATGCCATAGCCCAACAAAAGATTGGAGCACAGTCAGAAATTGTTTCTAAACAAATTTCCAATCTCGAAAAGCAACTAGCCCTGACAAAGAGTGAATATGGTGAGAATTCCATTGAAGCGAATAAGATGGAAGCTGAGTTGAACCAAGCAAAGACCGCTCTCAATAACCTGAACAACGAGATGGATGAGACCAAATCCTCTGCCGATGGTGCTCAAGATGGCATGAAAGCCATGTCTGACACCATTCGGGCTGAGGCACTTCAAGCGACCAGTGAGAAGCTAGCAGACATCTCTCAGAAAATCTTCGAAGTCGGAACAGAGTCCATGTCTGCGGCAGCTCAACTTCAAGCCAGCAATGCCCAATTCTCTACCGTATTTGGGGATATGGAGAATGCTGCTAAGGATGCCCTCAATAAGATTGGGGAAGAGATGGACATTGTTCCAGAGCGTCTTCAAGGCTCCTTCACTCAGATGGCTTCCTTTGCCAAAACCTCTGGAATGGATACGGCTCAGGCTTTGGATCTGACCACTCGTGCCACCAGAGCAGCGGCTGATGGGGCAGCATTTTACGACAAATCCATCGAAGAAGTCACCGAAAACCTGCAGTCCTTCCTCAAAGGAAACTATGAAAATGACGCAGCTCTAGGTATTTCTGCGACAGAAACCACTCGTAATGCAGCGGCGAACAAGCTCTATGGAAAGTCCTTCAATGAACTATCAGAAGCTCAGAAGCAGTTAACCCTCCTTCAAATGGTAGAGGACGGCAATGAACTCTCTGGAGCCTTGGGACAAGCTGCAAGGGAATCAGATGGACTGGAAAACGTTCTGGGTAACTTAAGACAGTCTGGAACTAATGCTCTAGCAGCAATCGGTCAACCGATTCTGGAGATGCTTATTCCAGTCTTCCAAAGTTTGGCAGACATTGTTAGTCAACTAGCAACTTGGTTTACCAACTTATCCAGTCCCATCAAGGAAGTCGTCATTATCTTCACAGGTATTTTAGCCGTGGTAGGTATGTTACTTCCTATTTTCTTGGGCTTACAGGTTGCTGCAGCCGCTATGGGGACAACCGTTGTTGGAATGATAACGGCATTTTTGCCGATTGTGGGGATTATTGTTGGTATTGTAGCTGCCATTACCTTGCTGATTGTTGGGTTAAAAGAACTCTGGACGAATCACGAAGGCTTTCGAACGGCTGTGACGGCAATCTGGAATAGTATCTATGCCTTTCTATCCATGATCAGCCAGCAGATTTCTAGTTTTGTTATGTCCATCTGGGGAACGCTAACCACATGGTGGACTGAAAACCAGCAATTGATTCTAAATGCTGCAACGACGGTATGGAATGCCATTTCAACGGTCATCACAACAGTAATGACAATTCTTGGACCATTGATTCAAGCTAGTTGGGAAAATATCAAACTCATTATCACAACTGCATGGGACATGATAAAGATTGTGGTCGAGACTGCTATCAATGTGGTACTTGGTATCATCAAGGCAGTCATGCAGGTTATCACTGGTGATTGGACTGGCGCTTGGGAAACCATCAAACAGGTCTTGTTGATGGTATGGGAGGGTATTAAGTCCCTTATTTCCTTAGCTCTCAATTTCATCGCCCAGTACATCTCAACAGCTTGGACGGGTATCAAGAATACCATCTCAAATGTACTATCTGCCATTAGTTCTGTTATTTCAACTATATGGTCAGCTATTCAATCGACAATATCCAGTGTCCTATCTGCGATTGGTTCAACTGTTTCAACTATCTGGAATGGTATCAGTAATACCGTATCCAACATCTTGACTGGCATCTCCAATACGGTTTCATCTGTTTGGAATGGTGTTAAAAATACCATTTCAAGTGCTATCAATGGTGCAAGAGATGCCGTGAGTAATGCCATCAATGCTATTAAAAATCTCTTTAACTTCCAAATCAGATGGCCACATATTCCCCTTCCTCATTTTCGAGTGTCAGGTTCAGCCAATCCACTCGATTGGTTAAAGGGTGGAATCCCAAGAATCTCCATTGATTGGTATGCCAAAGGAGGAATTTTAACCAAACCAACCGCATTTGGGGTAAACGGCAATAGCCTAATGGTTGGAGGTGAGGCTGGAAAAGAAGCAGTCTTGCCTTTAAATGAACAAACATTGGGTGCAATTGGTCGAGGAATCGCAAAGACCATGACAAGCAACCTGCCAACCATTCACATCACCATTACTGGAAATACAGTAAGAGAAGAGACTGACCTTCACCGACTTGCGGAGATGGTTGGAGAGAAATTAGTGTATGAATTAGAACGTCAGCAAGGATTGAGAGGAGTGAAACCATGATTAGACATAATGCATTAACCATTGGTGGAGTGTCCACGAGTTCTTTTCCTTTTAAGGTAATCGTGGAAGATAGTCCTTCAATCACAGTAAGTGAAAGTAAGACGCAATTGATAGAACACCAAGGCCTGTCAGGAGCGGTTCTTCAAACCAATCCTCGCAGAAGTGTCATGGAACTGATCTACACCCTCTATCTTGTAAAACCTAGTGAAGAACAGTTATTATCCTTTTTGAAGCTATTTTTGAAAGAAGGATTTTGGCTTGAGAACGCTAGTTTCAAGACCATACGCTTTTGGTGTTACAAGGTACACCATACTCCAGTTCAAAAGGATAAGCTGGGGGTGTATGAGTTTAAGGTTACATTTTCTTGTCACCCAACCAAGTGGTTCAAAACGACGACCTCGCAGGTGTTTAGGACTAGTGGTACTTTGAGAAGTCAAGGTTCAGCCATTGCTTTTCCGAAGATTACCATAAGTGGCAACTCGACTAGTGAAACTAGCTTTACGATTGGGGATGATGTCATACGCTTGGAGCGATTACAAGAAACACTCATTATGGATAATAATCCTAGTCAGCCAAGTTTTAAGACACAAAGAGGACAGCCTGTAAAATGGTCTGGCGATTTTATTTCCATTGATGCAGGTAGAAATGACTCGGTTGGAGTTGTCTTAGGTGCTGGCATCACATCATTAACAATAGAAATGAATTGGGGGTGGGCATAAAGTGCTATCATTATTAGACAAAACTGTTCGAACGGCAAAATGGCATGGAAAACCACTTCCTGAAACCATTAAGGCAAGTGTCAAGGAAACCTTGAATGGGGATTTTGTTTTGACCTTTACCTATCCGATCACAGACAGCGGACTATTTCGAGAGTTAAAAGAGGACTTCCTCGTTCGTAGCCCAGTTCCAGTATTGGGACACCAGTTGTTTCGGATAAAGAAAGTCATCGAAGGAGATACTAGTCTTGAAGTTGTGGCTTATCATATATCAGATGACATCATGACTAGGTTGGTATCGCCATTTAGGTGTGAACAGGTACCCTGTGCAACTGCCCTATCAAGCATGGTCAAGGCAAGCAGAACTCCATTGGGAGATTTTTCTTTTACCAGTGACATTGTCAAGAACAGAACCTATACAACAGACAAAGAGCAGACGCTTTACTCAAGTCTAATGGACGGCAAACATTCTATTCTTGGAACTTGGGAGGGAGAATTGGTTCGAGATAACCTTGCCTTATCAATTAAGAGTGAGCGAGGACAAGACCGTGGAGTAGTCATCTCTACTCACTACAATTTGAAAAAATATCAACGAACCAAAGAAAGTTCACAGATTATCACTCGTATCCATGCCACTTCAAGCTTTAAACAAGAGGGGCAGGATAGAGAGACTGTACTTCAAGTAACTGTAGACAGTCCGTTGATAAACTCCTATCCTTTCATCAATGAAGTAACCTATACCAATAATCATCTCAGGACTCGTCAAGAGTTAATTGAGTGGGCTAATAGCAAGTTTCGCTTAGAGGGAATCGACATGCCTAAAGATGCCATCATCATTGAGGCCTTTGAGTTGGATGGTCAAACGGTTCATCTAGGCGATACAGTTACTTTAAAAAGCAAACTACATGGTATTGATGTAAGGAAGAAAGCCATCGCTTATGACTTTGATCCTTTAGCTAAGAATTACCGCTCTATCACATTTGATGATAAGGCAAGTATCGGTACAGGTAAAACTGGCGGAAGCATAACTACACTAGCCAATAATCTCCTTGATGGGAATAGGCGGAGTGAGGATGTTGCCGTTGAAATTGCCCTTGAGAATGCCAACAGAGCCTTTGATGCGGAATTTGAGAAACGTCAAGTAGCCATCGATACCGCTATCGAACAGGCTCAAAGTCATGGGGAGGTCTATGCGGATCGATTAAAGGCTAGCATTGACAGTGAACTCTCAACTCTTCACCAACAGATGCGACAACAGGAAGAGGAGCAGCAACGCACAACTCGTGATTTATTGGCGAAGGCTGGTGTAAATACCAACTTAGCAACAGAAGCAAAACTGAAGGCAGAACAGGCTCAAACTGGGGCAACTGAAGCCCTCAGAAAGGCAGAACAAGCCAAGCTTGAAGCCATTCAAGAAGCTAACCGATTGACTTCGACGGAGCGTAGTCAAACAGAGTTAAAGATTGCGACAGCTAAATCACAAGCTATCTCTGAAGCTATTCGTTTGGTTGATGTAGCAAAATCACTATTAGGTGGACAGTTGGCAACTGTAAGTACCAATCTCTCGCAAACCAAGGAGGATATAAAACTTCTTGCGAGTAAGCAACTTGTAGATAGTCTGACTGGCCGAGTAACCGGTGCAGAATCCATGATTCAAGTGCAAGCAGATCAAATTTCCCAGCGTGTAAAAACCAGCGATTTTAACCAAGCGAAACAGAGAATCGAAACTGCCGAGTCATCGATTACGCAATTGGGGAATCGCATAACAACTGAAATCAGTCAGGTGGATGCGAAAATTCCAACTAGCCTAGATGGCCTGAATTTGATGACTGGTACTCGTGATTGGTCGAATAGAGGAAATGCCTGGCATTTCGGAAACAACTGGTCTACTGAAACAGAAAATTTTAGGGGACTGGTAGTTCGTTCGACCCAAGCGGGATTTAATGGAAGTCATCAGAATATTGTTGTGAAAGCAGGAGATGTCATTACTTTTAGCTTTTATGCCAAAGCGAATCAGCCACTTTCTTCCATCAAAGTTTCAGCGATTTGGTCCGGTTCTAGTGTCTATCGTGCTCCAGTGGCAAGGGTGAGGGAATCGGACGATATTATATCCGTCACAAGTGACTGGAAACGCTACTGGAAAACAGTTCATGTCATATCTGATGGTTCACTCCAATTTCGAACGGAGTACAATGGCAGCACTATCCCAAATGGCAATAAATTCTATGTGGCAGGATTGAAAGTCGCAAAAAGCTCACTGGATACAGGGTATTCAGAAAACCCAGCAGATATTGCTGGAGAATTGACCGCCCAACGGACACTCATCACTCAAACGGCTTCTGGTGTGGAGCAGGTTTCTACAAGATTAACCGAGACAAATGGAAAGATTTCTAGTAGTGAGACACAGATTCGACAATTAGTTTCGGATGTATCCTCAAAGGTTAGTCAAACAGACTTTAATACAGTAAAACGAATAGTTGAAGGACATACTACATCCATCCAACAGACGCAACAATCTATCTTGCTTAAGGCTGATAAGACCGTTCTTGAAGGGGTCAAAACAACCGCTGACAATGCCTTGGCTAAGGCCAATACAAACGCAAATCAGATTACCCAAACCAAGGCAGAATTAAGGATTGCCAATGACGCCATCTCACAGAAAGTCGCAAAGACTGATTTTAATAGCTTGAGCGGTCGAATAGCAAGTGCAGAAACCACTATCCGAACACAGGCTGGGCAAATTGAACAACGACTAACAAGTACGCAAGTTGAATCTGCCATTAACTCAAAAGGCTACCAAACCAAGTCTCAGGTTGATTCCAATATAACGGGTCGTGGTTATCTAACCAGCAGTTCACTACAACCCTATGCGACAACAACTAGTGTGCAGAATTTGTTTAGAACCACCTCTGATAGTTTTACTCAACGAATCAGTCAAACGGAAAGCAGAATCCCTTCATCAGTTTCGCATCGCAACTTGATAGCTGGTACTTCGGATAGATGGGGTACTTATCAGACGATAAATGCCAATAGCAACTGGATAGCCTCTTTAGGAAGGGTGCAATTTGGAGATGGAAGCGGTATATATGTTGGGTCGAAAGTGCATTTATATGTTCATATCTCAGCGGATGAGATTACCTTTGACCCTGCTGTGACGACTCGTACTATGAAACTTCAAGGTCCAATTTTGGATAATCAAAATGCTTGGACATGGACTAACTGGAATTTGTATCACCCTTTCTATAATAAATGGAGCAGTAATCTGACGACGGGTAACAACTATCGGTTAATTAAACTAACCTCTACCATCACTCAAGAGATGTACCAACAGTCTAAAGGATTTGAACTTCAAGTCAGAATTGATGGAGTTAAAACAGGTAAGTTCCATGTGAGAGCTTTAATGGTATCAACTGGTGATATCTTTCCAGACTATTGGACACCATCATTAGACGACTTTACGACAGTAACTGCCTTTCATGAAGTGCGGGATACTGTAAGTAGTCACACTCGTACCATTGGAGATCACACCAATCAAATCAGTCAGGTTGTTCAAACGGCTAATGGGATTGTGACACGAGTTGGCAATCTAGAAACAAGTCGAGCGACAACTGCCACAGTAACTGCCATTCAAACGCAGGTTTCAACACTTGCAGGGGCGTGGTCGGTTCGAAATCTGACCAGTGCAGGAACAGTCCTGAGTCAGCTCAATCTCAATAAGGATGGCACAGTCAAGATTGATGGAAAACTCGTTCAAATAACAGGTACAACCTATATCCAAGATGGAGTTATTGCGAGCGGTAAGATTGCCAGTCTTGATGCAGGAAAGATTACGACAGGTATTATCTCAGCAGCTCGAATTGGAGCAGAAGCTATCACTGCGGATAAGTTAAAGGTTGACCAAGCTTTCTTTACCAAGTTTATGGCGACGGAAGCCTATCTCAAGCAGTTGTTTGCCAAATCAGCCTTTATAACCCAAGTGCAGTCGGTAACCCTTTCTGCCAACAAAATTTCTGGAGGTATTTTGTCAGCAATCAACGGAGCCATGAAAATCAATCTGTCACTTGGAAACATCAAGTTCTTTACAAACTCTCCATCCATTTCTCGTGAGGTTAGTGGGTATCCTCACCAGTGGGTTTCATTTGAAACAGGTACCTCAAACGGCAAACCTTGTGGTGTAACCATTATCGGTTCCAATAGATGGAACAACTGGAATGCCAATGACGGTGGTTTTGTAGGAATTCGAGCATGGAACGGTACTGATACCGACCAAATTGATGTGGTAGGCGATAAGGTACGTTTAGCTAGTGCTCCATATACCAATCCAGATGGTTGGGAAATAGTAACGTTGCCTAACCGACTGAGTATTGATGCTTATAAAGCATCTGACCGACCAAGTTCAATTTTGAATATCGGAGATATCCGTATCTATCGAAACGGTACAACCTACGTCAGTTTGAAAGATGTTCTTCATCAATTCAACCACAATTTTAAACACTTAGTAAACATCACAGGTCGAGGTGATGTCATCTTGACATGGGATACGATTAAATAAAGGAGTTCACAGATGAATCTAGAACAAATCAACCAATCATTAAAACTAACTATTCAGGAGCTTGTCTCAAAGCTCTCTGATGAAATTACCGCTAAGAACCTCATCGCCATCCAATTGGTGGAGAGGGATGAGGAACTTAGCCTATTGCGTAAAGAAAAACAGGAATTGACTGAGTTATTAGAAGTTCAGACAAAACCTGAAGAAGGGAAAGGAGAATAGTTATCATGGCACTTCTCAATATTGACAAAGTAACAGAACCATTTGATTTGGAGACAGCTCTCGCTTACATGCGTAAGAATGGAGAGTTCATCCGATGTAAGACAGCTGAGCAAGATTTTTACATGTATCTTGAAGAAGTAAGGCGACCTGCCATTAAAAATGGAAAGCGGCAGTTGGTTACAACAGAAACAGTTTGGGCATTTAATCAGTGGGGCAGTACCACATTAACTCTGAATCTTTCTGATTTATTCCATGATTGTTTTTATCTGATGCGGTTTGATGAGAACGGTCAACCAGATTGGTCAGATCCTACCATAGTTAAGGAAGGTTCAGTAGAAAGTGAGGTGACCGATGAAGGAACTGTTAACACTTAATAAGATTTTATTCTCTATGATTGGAGGCTTGATTGGAAGTCTATTTGGAGAGTTGGATGGTATCCTGTATGCCCTACTTGTCTTCATTATTATTGACTATCTAACAGGAATTTTTGCGGCAGTTGTTGAGAAACAATTGTCAAGCAGTATCGGTTTTCGTGGCATCTTTAAAAAGATAGCCATTTTATTTTTAGTTTCATTAGGTCATATGATTGATACTGCAATCATCAAGCAGGGTGGAACAATTCGAACCATGGTCATTTTCTTTTATCTCAGTAATGAGGGGTTAAGTATCTTAGAAAATACCGTTCGAATTGGTCTACCAATACCTGAGAAACTACAAGCAATTTTAAAACAAATCAACGAGAGGTGATAAGATATGGGAAAACATCTAGTCATTTGTGGTCATGGACAGGGGCGAACAGGCTATGATCCTGGAGCAGTGAATGCCAAACTAGGCATCACAGAAGCAGGAAAGGTTCGAGAATTAGCCAAGTTAATGTCTAAGTACAGTGGACAACAGATTGATTTTATAACCGAACAAAATGTTTATGATTATCGGAGTATTACTAGTATTGGTAAGGGATACGACTCAATTACTGAATTGCACTTCAATGCCTTTAATGGTAGTGCCAAAGGTACAGAAGTCTTGATTCAATCTTCTTTAGAAGCAGACAAGGAAGATATGGCTATCCTATCTCTCCTTTCACGATACTTTCAAAATCGTGGCATTAAGAAGGTAGATTGGCTCTTTAATGCCAACCAAGCAGCGAGTCGTGGATATACCTATCGTTTGGTGGAGATTGCCTTCATCGATAATGAACAAGACATGTCGATTTTTGAAACCAAGAAAGAGGACATTGCGAGAGGTCTTGTATCAGCTATAACAGGAGTTGAGGTCAAGACCATAGTGCCCTCGCCCCCCAGTTCAACCGCTGGGAGTTCAGGAACTCCTACAAAACCAGTCTATCTTGTTGGTGATAGTCTTAGGGTATTGCCTCATGCGACTCATTATCAAACTGGTCAGAAAATCGCCAACTGGGTCAAGGGGCGAACCTACAAAATCCTCCAAGTAAAAAATGTTCACCAGTCCAACAGCAAGAGAGCTTATCTACTTGATGGAATAAAGTCGTGGGTGCTGGAGCAGGATGTCGCAGGAACAACTATCGGCCATAGTGAGCAGACCTATCAAGCACAGAAAGGCGATACGTATTATGGTATTGCTCGGAAGTTTGGTTTATCAGTAGATGCCCTTCTTGCGGTAAATGGCTTGAAGAAGGCGGATATTTTAAGAGTTGGACAAACACTCAAGGTCAACGCAGCTTCAAGGACAACAACTGCTATTCCAACCAGTGTTGCCAGTCGTGTGGTTGCGTCTGCATTATCCAAGGTCGGTCAAAAGGTGACCGTTCCATCTAACCCTTATGGTGGACAGTGTGTTGCCTTGGTGGATAAGATTGTTCAAGAGCTTACGGACAAGAATATGTCCTATACAAATGCCATTGATTGTTTGAAGAAAGCAAAATCAAATGGTTTCCAAGTAATCTACGATGCTTGGGGTGTGAATCCAAAAGCAGGTGATTTTTATGTCATTCAGACGGATGGTATGGTTTATGGGCATATTGGTGTCTGTGTGACGGATTCTGACGGAAAAAGTATTGATGGTGTGGAACAGAATATTGATGGATATTCTGACCATAATAAGAATGGTATCAATGACCAATTAGAAATTGGTGGCGGTGGAATTACTCGTCGTGTGAAACGGCAATGGATGGCGAATGGCTCACTCTATGATTCTACTGGAACAGTTAAACTTGGAAAAGTAGTAGGTTGGTTTAGAATTTCATAAATAAGTCTTAAGCCTGGTGGGAACATCAGGCTTTATTTTTTTGACTTTTTTTCAAAAAGTGCGGAAAAATCGCTCCCAAACCTACCTAGTAAGGTAGGAGGAATATTTGTATTCCATGAACTATGGCATAAATTTATCAGGTCGAATTAGTTTGTCTGATAACTTGACTAATTTTCCCTTTAGAGTGATATATAGTGTGCCATTACATAGGAAGGAGAGTAAATGTCCGTAAAAAAGATTAGAGTCAATAAACAAAAACACAAGCAGAGGATCTGTGCCTACATTCGAGTTTCGACGACTAATGGAAGTCAGTTAGAATCGTTAGAAAATCAGAAACAGTATTTTGAAAACCTGTATTCCAATAGAGACGATATTGATTTTGTAGGTGTTTATCATGACAGAGGTATATCTGGTTCTAAGGATAATCGTCCAAATTTTCAAGCCATGATTGAAGATTGTCGTAAAGGTATGATTGATATTATTCATACCAAGTCAATTGCTCGATTTGCTAGAAACACGGTTACAGTTCTTGAAATTAGTCGTGAACTGAAGGCAATAGGAGTAGACATATTCTTTGAGGAACAAAACATTCATACCCTTTCAAGTGAAGGGGAAGTGATGCTTTCAGTATTAGCGAGTATTGCTGAGGACGAGTTGAGGAGTATGAGTGGCAATCAACGTTGGGCATTTCAAAAGAAGTTCCAACGAGGTGAGCTAGTCATTAACACCAAGCGATTCTTAGGATACGATTTAGACGAGAATGGTGAATTGATTATCAATCCAGAAGAAGCTTTGATAGTCAGGCAAATATTTGCACTTTACCTTGAAGGGCATGGTACTCACCGTATTGCCAAGCTGTTAAATGAAAAGGGCGTTGCGACTGTTACAGGTGCTAAATGGCATGACAGCACAATCCGTCAAATGTTAAGCAATGAAAAATACAATGGTTCGGTCTTATTGCAGAAGTATTTTCACGATGGTGTGAATGGTCCTAAAAAATTGAATCAGGGTGAACTCGAAAAATATTTTATAGAGGATAATCATGAAGCTATTATTTCCATGGAGGATTGGCAAACAGTCCAGGACAAACTAAGCAGTAGAAGATGGCAAAAAGGTAGAAACAAAACCTATAAATTTACGGGGTTATTAAAGTGTCAGCATTGTGGTTCGACTTTAAAGAGACAAGTTTCTTACAAGAAAAAAATTGTTTGGTGCTGTTCCAAATACATAAAAGAAGGCAAAGTAACTTGTCAGGGGATGCGAGTGCCAGAAGTAGATATTTCAAATTGGGAGATAACCTCACCTGTTACAGTAATAGAAAGGGATAGAAATGGGGAAAAGTATTACAGTTATACCGGCCAAGAAAGTGCAGACCAGTGTTCTTCATCAGGACAGGAAGAAAATCAAAGTAGCCGCATATTGCCGAGTGTCCACCGACCAAGAAGAGCAGCTATCAAGTTATGAAAACCAAGTTAATTATTACCGAGAGTTTATCTCTAAACACGAGGACTATGAGTTAGTTGACATCTATGCGGATGAGGGCATCTCAGCAACCAATACCAAAAAACGCGATGCTTTTAATCGCTTGATACAAGATTGTAAGGCTGGTAAGGTGGATAGGATTTTGGTCAAGTCGATCAGTCGCTTTGCCAGAAACACCCTTGATTGTATCAAATACGTCCGAGAGCTGAAAGAACTGGGTGTTGGTGTGACTTTTGAAAAGGAGAATATTGACAGCCTGGATTCCAAAGGTGAAGTTCTCCTTACAATCCTTTCTTCCTTAGCACAGGATGAGTCACGCTCTATCTCAGAGAATGCGACGTGGGGAATTCGTAAGAAGTTTGAACGTGGGGAAGTTCGGGTGAATACCACAAAGTTCATGGGTTATGACAAGGATGAGAATGGTAGGCTTATCATTAACCCTCAGCAAGCTGAAACTGTAAAATACATATACGAGAAATTCTTAGAGGGGTATAGTCCTGAATCCATTGCTAAGTATTTGAATGACAATGAAATACCTGGTTGGACAGGAAAGGCAAATTGGTATCCAAGCGCAATACAGAAAATGCTTCAAAATGAAAAGTATAAGGGTGATGCCTTATTACAAAAGACATTTACAGTTGATTTTTTGACTAAGAAACGGATTGCCAATGATGGTCAAGTTAACCAATACTATGTAGAAAATAGCCATGAAGCTATTATTGACAAAGACACTTGGGAATTAGTACAGTTGGAATTGGCAAGGAGGAAAGCCTACCGAGAGGAGCATCAGCTCAAGTCCTATATCATGCAAAATGACGATAACCCTTTTACAACTAAGGTGTTCTGTAAAGAATGTGGTTCAGCCTTTGGTCGAAAGAACTGGACCACCAGTCGAGGTAAACGCAAGGTTTGGCAATGTAACAATCGATATAGGGTCAAAGGACAGATTGGCTGTCAGAATAACCATATTGATGAAGAAACGTTAGAGAAAGCCGTAGTAATGGCTGTAGAACTATTGAGTGAGAACGTGGATCTGTTGCATGGGAAGTGGAATAAGATTCTAGAAGAAAATCGTCCGCTAGAAAAGCATTATAGTACAAAGTTGGCTGAAGTGATAAACAAGCCATCCTGGGAATTCGATTCGTATGAGATGTGTCAGGTATTGGACAGTATTACAATTTCAGAAGATGGGCAGATAAGTGTAAAATTCTTAGAGGGGACTGAGGTAGATTTGTAAGTGACTGTGGCCGAAAGGTTGCAGTTTTTTTGTTGTTTCGTGGTATAATAAAACTAATTTAATGAATGATAAAAGGATAGGAGGACTAAATAATGGCAAATGAACTACAGCCGCTTTCTTTACTTTTTCAAAACAGACTTTTCAGAATTCCGGATTATCAGAGAGGCTATGCTTGGCAGCAGTCACAGCTTACTGATTTTTGGGATGATTTAGTAAATCTTCAAGAAGGAAGATATCACTATACAGGTTTATTGTCTCTTAAGAATCTGAAATCTTCTGAAACAACATCGTGGGGTAGTGATCTTTGGATGGAATCAAAAGGATTCAAGCCCTGTCATATTGTTGATGGACAGCAGAGACTGACAACTTTTGTTATTCTTTTAAATGAAATCGTGGAGTATTCCAGAATATTAAAAGCGAATGGAGGTTTATCCGACCGGGATATTGTGCTGGGATATGAAACGTTGGAAGATGTAGTTGCCAAATATATTTGTCAACATAGACCGCCGAATAAGCAGATAACTACATACCTGTTCGGTTATGAGGTGGACAACCCTAGTTCTGACTATTTACAGTACAAAATTTTTAATGAGCCTTATTCCGGGACCGTTAATGAAACGTACTACACAAGAAATCTGAAGTTTGCCAAGAACTTCTTTAGAGAGAATCTGACCGCCCTCTATGAGAGCGAAGGCATGGATGGAATCAATGAATTATACCTCAAACTGACGCAGAGGCTAATGTTTAACATTCATGAAATCGATGATGATTACGATGTGTTTGTAGCATTTGAAACCATGAATAACCGTGGTAAGAAACTCACAAACCTGGAATTATTGAAGAACCGACTAATTTACCTGACAACTCTTTATCCGGAAAGTAAGTTCGATAAGATGGATAAAGAGAATCTGCGTAAACAGATTAATGATACCTGGAAGGAAGTGTACTTCCAGCTTGGCAGAAATGAGAAGACTCCGCTCTCGGATGATGATTTTTTGAGGGCACATTGGATTGTGTATTTCGCTTACTCCAGAAGAAAAGGTGATGACTATATTCATTTCCTTTTGAGCAAGTTCTCTGCCAAGAATATTTTTGAAAAGAAAACGGTGGCTGTTGCCGATGACTCCTTGACGGTTGTTAGTGATACGGACTATGATTCGGATACTGACATTGAAGATGAATCTGGTGAAGTAGAAACTGTTGAGGTTTCCAAACTTGAACATGGAGAAATCCTTGACTATGCAAACAGTCTGAAAAATATGGCAAAGTACTGGTATGATACTTTCTTTCCATTCCAGAGTGAGAACCTTTCCGATGATGAAAAGGTATGGGTGGATCGTTTGAACCGCATCGGCATTGGACATTTCAGACCATTGATTATGGCTGTTATCAGCCGAAGAGACTTGAAGCCGGAAAAGAGGATTGAACTGTATACAGCCGTTGAGAGATTTATCTTTATTTGTTTCCGTCTTGGATATTTTAATGCCACATTCAGAAGCAGTGAGTATTATCGTGCATCACGCAGCATTTACCTCAAGGAAATGGACATTGATGATTTAATCAATGATATCAATGAAACTACGGATGCCAATATCGAATATGCACTTCCGAACTTTATAACCAAGATAGAAAAGCACTTCGATAACAAGGGCGGTTTCTATTACTGGAATTCTATCAAGTACTTCTTATATGAGTATGAGTACCAGCTTGCAAAGAAAAACAACCTGGATAAGGTGAGTTGGGAGATGTTTACAAAGACTGAAAAGGACAAAGTTTCTATTGAGCATATTCTTCCGCAGACTCCGTCAAGGTTCTATTGGCGTAATCAATTTAGACAGTTTAGCGGCGAGGAAATCGAATTATTGTCCTGCACTCTTGGAAACCTACTTCCTCTTTCACAGAGTATCAATTCAGCATTGCAGAATGATAGTTTTGAGGATAAGAAAACATCCAAGAACGGTGGCCGAAGAGGTTATCAGAATGGATCGCATTCTGAAATTGAGGTTGCCAAGGAATCTGACTGGACAGCAGACCGGATTTATCAGAGAAGCAAGAAACTTCTGGAGTTCATGGAAAACAGATGGAAGTTTAGTTTTACTTCAGAACAGATGAATAAACTCATCTATGTTACATGGGTAAATGATGGCAGGGCTGTCCCAGCCCCGCTATCAGAAGAATCGGAAAAACCTGCTGATTCATCAAGCAAAGGAAAACAACCTTCTAAGCCCGTAGGCGATTTAGGGGAGCTTCAACTTAAATTTTGGTCAAGCTTTGTAGAATACTGTAAGGAAGAAGGCAGAGATACTGACATTGCTCTTCGTAAACCATTGGCACAGAATTGGTATGATATTCCTGTGAATGGTTCTGATTACCATCTTTCTTATACCGTTACACGCAGTAAGTATTTATCCTTACTGATTTATGTTTATAATAAAGAAGCGTTTGAAAGACTCGAAAGTAAGAAGAACAAGATTGAAGAAATCTTTGGAAACAAGCTTGACTGGTATTCCAGCCGTGAAGGTAGTGAGGCAAAACGCATCATCTATAAGCGTGAAGCCGATGTGTTCAATCCATCAAAGCAGGAAGAATACTTTGCCTGGATGATTGATAAATGTGATGAACTTAGTAATGCACTTGTGCAGGTCGGTGAAATGGACGAAGAACCGAAGGAAAAAGATAAGTTTTCAAAGTTGAATCAGTATCTTGAAAACTGTGGGAAAACCGAACTGACATTGACCTTTACTGATATTGAAGCCATTATTGGTTGCAACCTTTGTAAGTCAGCATACAACTATTCTGCATACTGGACTCCATCACCAACCCATACAATGCCGAATGCCATCCTAGCAGCAGGATTTAAAGTGGTATCGGTTGATTTGCATTCTAATACATTGTTATTGCGTAAACAATAGCAATTTTCGAAAGTTGTCTAATTTATAGGAGGTGTTGATATGAGAGTCTTGGATTTAGATATGGATTATTTTATGACTGAAATAGCAAGTACTCCATTTTCTTGTGAAGTAAGACTTGATGAAGAGTACTATGGGGATTCAGTATGGACTGAAGAGGAAGTTCGACAATTTTTAGAACAAAATTTAGGATTATCAAAAAATCACAAAATTCCAGGAAGAATGGTGACCGGTCATAATTAGGCACTGATATTTTGGAAAGAACTTATTAATAGTAAAATGCTTTCAGATCCTTTTGACGTTGTTCATATTGATTCTCATGCTGATTTAGTTTTGGGTGGCGCATCATGGAGTTTTTTGCAAAGTGAGTTTCTTACACATCCGATTGATTCAAGAAGAAAAATTAGCGAGTATGAGTTTTACAATAAAATAAAAGTAATTGGTATAGGTGATTATTTACTTTGGGCAGTTGCCTATAGAATGGTTTCAGGCTTTCAAAATGACAGATGTTTTATAGCTCATGGTCTGATGGCTAGTGTACATCCAGTTTAGTTATTATGGAAAAATGGCGAGCGTAATACAAGTATTTTGTTCCATAATATCATCTTAACAACTTGTAATTTCAATTCGTTCCATAATATAGGTAATCCCTATCAGCACATGTTGAAGTTGTGAGTCTATTAGAAAAACGCAATTAGATTGTCCAGCTTGCTCGCTTGTTTTCTGGCAAGCAGCTTCAAAGGACCCAGGACCTTTGAACTCTCAAATACGCATCATGTTGACAGTTGCCACATCTACACCAAAATCAAATGCCAACAAGCGTTGAGTCGGGTAATAGCGTAAGTAGCGCAAGGTCATGATAAGCTGCTCTTCCATACTTAGACGGCGTGGGCGTCCTCCTTTTTGGTGTTGCTCTTGATAAGCGTCAGTGAGACAATCAAGCATCAGATGAAACGTCGCTTTTTTTTACACCTATCAACAATTTGAAATTCTCTGAGTTTAATTTTAAGATTTTTTCGTATGTTGTTTCCATACCTTTAGTATACCGCCTTTGAGTTACCGAACAAGTCTATTGCTAAACTTGATGAAGGTTGTATTGTCTGTTATAATATTGGATATTGCAAGCTTTAAGTGAAAGGTTTTAGGGAAGAGATTATCACAACTCATTCTTTATTGGTTATGAGACGATGGTATAAATGATAGTCTAGTAAAAGATTTGGAGAAATGACTTCCCTAGAAAGTTAAATGTAAAAACAATATGAAAAAATACGATTATCTAGTTGCAGGTGCTGGGCTGTTCGGTGCAGTCTTTGCTCATGAGGCAGCTAAAAAGGGTAAAAAAATAAAGGTTATCGAAAAACGAGACCACATTGCAGGTAACATCTATACAAAAGAAGTAGAAGGTATTCAAGTCCATGAATATGGCGCACATATTTTCCATACTTCTGAAAAAGAAATTTGGGATTATGTGAATCAGTTTGCGGAGTTCAACCGCTATACAAACACACCAGTTGCCAACTACAAGGGTGAGATTTACAATCTTCCATTCAACATGAATACTTTCAATAAACTGTGGGGCGTGGTGACCCCTGCTGAAGCAGAAGTGAAGATTGCAGAGCAACGGGCTGTATTGGGAGGAAAAACACCTGAGAACTTGGAAGAGCAAGCCATCTCACTAGTTGGTACAGACATCTATGAAAAATTGATCAAGTCATACACCGAGAAACAATGGGAAAAGCCGTGTACGGAGTTACCTGCCTTCATCATCCGTCGTTTGCCCGTGCGTTTGACTTATGATAATAACTACTTTAACGATACTTATCAAGGTATTCCAATCGGCGGTTATACGCAGATTGTAGAAAAAATGTTGGAACATGAAAATATCGATGTGGAGACAAATGTTGATTTCTTTGCCAATAAGGAAGACTATTTAGCTACCTATCCAAAGATTGTCTTTACAGGAATGATTGACGAGTTCTTTGATTACCAACTTGGTGAATTGGAATATCGTAGCCTTCGATTTGAGACAGAAGTATTGGATATGGAAAACTATCAAGGAAATGCGGTTGTCAACTACACAGATAGTGAAACGCCATATACTCGTATCATCGAACACAAACATTTCGAATTTGGTACACAACCGAAAACCATTATTACCCGTGAGTACTCGAAGACCTGGAAACGAGGCGATGAGCCATACTATCCAGTCAATAATGACCGCAACAACAAACTCTATACTGCTTATAAACGCCTCGCAGAACAACAAGAGAATGTTATATTCGGCGGGCGTCTTGGTCATTATCGTTACTACGATATGCACCAGGTTATCGGTGCGGCCTTGCAATGTGTGAGAAATGAAGTTGGGGAATGA